CGGTACAGCTTGAGCACGGTACAGCTTGAGCACGGTACAGCTTGAGCACGGTACAGCTTGAGCACGGTACAGCTTGAGCACGGTACAGCTTGAGCACGGTACAGCTTGAGCACGGTACAGCTTGCCCGTATCCATGAGAAAGAAAAAAAGACGCTCACAAATGCCGATTTAAGAAGCGATTTATTGAAACGTAAAGGAGAACCCATGAAAGAAACAAAAAGGCCGTATAATCGATTTATGAAGGAACAAATGCCTAGGCAATGAAACATAACACTATCACGAAAAGAAAAGCATGGGCAGCGTCTAGTGTATAAGCTCATGTTTTTGCACGGTCGCGCTTCACCTTGTGGCGTCCAGTTCTTACATCTATGGACGCGCTCTTGCTCTGTACCCGTGAAGCAACATTGGTTGCGCGTACAATCAACCAGTCTTGATTGTTCGGTCAATCAACCTACCTTGGTTGAGCGAGCAATCAACCTACCTTGGTTGAGCGAGCAATCAATCAAGGTCGCGCGCGCTCTAATACAAGGTGGGGGACTCGATCCAAGCTAACATTTTCGAGACAGGTGGGGAGTGCAAGCCGAGCTAACGTAAACGAAAAAGGTGGGGGATGCGAGGCAAGCTAACATTTTTGGACGAGGTGGGGATCTCGATCCAAGCTAACATTTTTGGGACAGGTGGGGAGTATTTTCGGAGCTAAAATTTTTTCATAAAATAGAAAATTTTGTTGCATGAAAATTCAAAGTAGGGTAGGTTGATCTTAACACAAGGAGATGAGGTAATGAAAGATAACTCGGAAACTCGTCATTTCATAGGATACCTTCACACGCATAATATCACAGGTGTTATCATTGGTATTGATTCCAATGAAATTCTTGGTTTCGTAAGGGCGCTTGTAACTAACCGCAGAATCAGAGCTAAGGCGGGAAGGATGGAAATATTCGATATCAAGAAAGGCGAATTTGAACCTGCTGTGATGCTCGTAGAAAAGGTAAAGTTCTCTTTTAATTTTGAAAACACGAGAAAGTATTGGAAGAGTGGAGGGCGTGAGATTTTTATATATAGGTCCAGATTACCTTATAGAGGAACTCCGTATTTTGTAAAAGAGAATGGTGCTTTGAGTGATACGTGGATGCAAATGTGTATCAGAAATTACCGCGAAGCAAATAACGGTGCAAATTATGGAAGAACAAATCAATGGATTGTTCCTCCGGGAATTTTGGGTGGTGAGATATGGAGGCAGAAGCGAAAAGAATTTAATAAATCATAAAATCACGAAATCATAAAATCACGAAATCATAAAATCACGAAAAAAGGAAAACATACATGATTCCAGATAATTTTATTTACGTTATAGCAATTCTTAGTGTGATTTTCTTCTTTACGATTATTGGAACAAAACGATAAAAAGGGGGATATTTAAAATGAAATACAGCGATATTGTGGATAGGCCAGCATATAAGGCTCCCGATAAATGCCCTATCTGTGGGGACTGGCCTTTTAATGGTTATACACCAGATATAAAAACAACGGAAGATGGAGAAACAGTGTTTGTTTGGAGATGCCGGAGATGCTCTTATAATTACGTGGTTCCGGGAAAAAAGGTTTCCCAAAAGACGGAATATCTAAAATATATTTTTATTAAACTTTTTTGGGAAGATTTATCCGGAACTTTGCTCTGTTTCGCATTGTTTTCTGTAGGTGCATTTGGGGTAGGCGTTTTGGGGCTCTTACTTTTCAATTCGATTTTTTCGTAATTTAAAAAAAATGGAGATAATTAAATGAAAAACGATATTCGTATCTCAGTGCCAGCATATGATTTTGGAAGGGACTGCCCTGTTTGTGGTGGTTCACATACGGTTTTCCAAAAGGATGGGAACGAACTAAGAGGAGATGGGGAGACGGTTTTTATTGTTTTTATTTGGAAATGCACAATGTGCGGGCGTGAATATGAAGTTCCCTCAAAAGAGATTTCCCAAAGAATGTATGTCATGAAAAAGCGTTTTGTTGAAAAGTTTCCCAAATCATTTGCATATGGAGTAGTTGCTTCTCTAGCCGGGTTTGGTGCGGTAAGCTTGTTTACAATCTTTATCGTGTATATTTTTAAATAAACATAATTGTTGACATGCTAGCGAAAATTCGGCATAGTGTGTTCACGAAGAGTTTATCTACGAAGAATTTATCAAGGAGGATGAAATGTCAAATATTTCTCAGAAGAACGTAGAGCGAAGGAAAGAACTTTTTACTCTCATTTTAAGTAGAAAGACGGATAAAGAGCTAGCTCATCTTTGTAGAAGATCACCCGGGCTTTGCACGATACATGTGGTCTGCCCAGATGCAGAAGAAGGCCCATGCCCGTTAAAGGCTATGTGTGGTGACGTAGATGAAAGCCATTGGAGCGAGGTGAGAGCTATGGTAGAAAAAAAGGAGGATAATAAATTGGAAAGCGTAGAACATGAAAACCAGCGGGAAGTTTTGGCACCTTTTCCTCTCATTGACTCCAGTTTTCTTGACGAAGGCATAGATTCTTATAAATATTTGTTTGAAGAAAATTTGGTTGAAGAAAATTTGGTTGAAGATCTTGCCAGACAATGTAATAATAAAATTCTCTACGGCTACAATATGTGTCCTCTCGTAAATAAGGATGTTGGGTGCCCTTTTGGAGATAATAAGTTGTGCTCAGAAATCACTGCTGACGATTGGGATAAACTTAAGTTGTATGTAAAGGAAAAGGAGGAAGTTAATATGCAGAGAGAAGCTAACATCCAGAGAGAAGCTCATACACAGGAAGTCAATACTTGGGAGGGTAGTGCGCAGGAAAACAAAGAACCTACCGTTCGATGCTACTATGCTTACATGGTGAAAGAAGAAAAGATTGTTTTTTACAAGGGCGTTTTTACGCGACGCAAGACTGTACCTGTGGCATTTACCTCTGAAAGTCAGCGAGATCTTTTTGTCAGAAGCATCGAATGCTCCTATGCAGTGAGCCGTAGGCAGCTTTTGCATGAACTTGCGGACGCTTATCAGGATATGAGCATTACAGAACTGTCTAGGGTAATCTCGGAAATTCGGAGACGCGCAATCTCCGCGACAGAGAATAGTAACGGAGCCATTACTTACAGTGATTATCTTTACTTCGATATGGCGGAAATTGTTTTTGATTGCTAAGTTAAAAAATGCTTGACATCATCTAAAATTTCCTTCAATGTGCATTTACGGAAAGACGAAATGTGTGTTGAAGGAAATTTAAATAATAGAGAGGTAATTATGAAATTGTCCGATTTTAAGAAATTCATTCCAACCGATAGATACTTGGATGAGGTGGAAATCAACCCTATGGAGTTCATGGAACAAATTACGTTTCGGGAAGGATCTGCACGTAGACGCAGAGGCGTACCATATGATTATCGCAAAGAAGCATTGGAGAGGATGATTAAAGATAAGATGAGCTTTACTTCTACATGCAACAGTACGCCGCTAGTTTATGAATTCATCAATGCGACATGCCCTTCCTGTGGCGAACGCATGGAATATACAAGAGCTTCTGGATGTGGAGGAGAAACGCAAGTATCATATAGATGCTGCACCTGTAAAACGGAACTTACTTTGTGCCTCGAAAATTTTTACGTAAACTTTAAAGAATAGGAAAAAATGGTTGACTCCTATGAAAAATTTCGCTACATTCAGTTTTGTTGAAAGGATGATTGTCGCCGCCATAGTGGTCTTTGTGTTTTCCATCCTTCCAGCATGTAGTCCTGCTGAGAATGCAAATGATGAAGACATACGGAAAGTAAATTTACGAAAAGGAGAAAAGTTTGTAGGGATGAGCCAAGCCTTTTTCCTCAGTGACATAATCATAACCACGGAAAGACCATCAGACGAAGCCCCTAAATGCTACACTGTCTATAAAGACTTTAGTTGGTGTGGGTTAGACGCACAGTTAAGAATCTGTGAGCGATAATTCTACAAGCAATAAATAAACTAAAAGAGGATAAAAATGAAGATTCGTAATTTCACCGGACACGATATTAATATTTACAATCCTTCTGGAACTGTTGAGCTGCTTCGTTTTAAATCCGAAGGTATGGCTCGGGTTAACTATATCCGAGAATATGATGGAGTATTCTGTCCTGATCATGGACCCTCACTTTACGTACCTGTAAGTGAAATTGTGGAAAGGGAAATTAAAGGCTTGCCAGCTCCTGCCAAGGATGTTATGTACATCGTAACGAACATGGTTTTTGACTCGTCTGACAGGATTGATTTGCTTTGCCCAGACGAACTTGTACGGGACGAAAATCATCGTGTCAAAGGATGTTCCAGCTTGCGTAGACGTACCATTTTTAACTAAAGAGGTTAATTGTCATGCAGACATTTCTTCCCGTTCCAGACTTCCTTGAAACGGCTAAGATTCTCGACAACAAGAGGCTGAATAAGCAAATCGTGGAAGCCTATCAGATTTTTTCTGGTCGTGTGCCTACAAAGAACCATCCAGCTTGTCTTATGTGGGAGGGGTATGAATACGATTTAAGAAAATATATTGCGACTTTGTGCTCCGAATACTATATGCGGTTCGGAAAGTTACATGCGACTCGTGAATGGTTGAATGGTGTCAGATTATACAGTTTTGAGTCAACCGAAAAACCTTTCTGGCTCGGGGATAATCTTTTCCACCTGTCGCAAAGGGTTAATCTCTTGCGTAAGGACTTTGACTACTATCACACGAAAAAGTTTTTTGGCGGCATTAGCAAGGACTCGTTGGATTGCTACCCAAAGGGTTACTACTGGCCTGTAGCGAAGCCCAATGGAACCGCGCATAAAGATAGGATGAATTGGATTGAATGGAGCATTGAAAATAATTTTTAAAAAAGTGTTGACAAGGTAACGAAAATTTCATAGTATGCCTTTCAAGAGAAAGGGAACACGGAAATATTCTATCAAACCATTTTAATCAACAAGGAGAGATCAACATGGCTATTATGATTCCTACCAGCTTTTTCTATGGCAAGAAGAATCCCGAAAAGGCGTTGCGTTGTGCGGAATGTGGAAAGCCCCGCGTAAGAGGAACTCAGCTTTGTGACAAGTGCAAGGCGGAATTTCGTAAGCCCGTAAAAGCTCCGAATTACGCGAAGCCCGAATAGCCGGATCTTGTAAAGTGGTGGGGGCTTAATGCCCCCATGCTAACAAAAAAAATAAAAGAGGATAAAATGGAAGAAGAAAACGTAAAACGTGAAGCTTCTTATGGGACCATCCGTTTGTCAAGGGCGCAAATCGGTGGAGGCGGTCAGTTCTTCTTTGGCTCTAAAGTAAGAGTAACTAATTCGATTCTTATTGAAATCAATAATGCCGAAATTGTTACAGACCACGGGGAACAGCGTGTTAGGGATGCTGGAGGTGCCCCGCTTATTAGGGTTGAGCTTACTCCTCTCCAATTCTCCGAGCTTCTTATGTCTGCCGATAGATATGAAGGTGTCCCATGTACCATCACTCGGCATCCTATTTATGGCTCAGTAAAATACGTTCGGGAAGGTATTAAGACAGATGCCGACCTTGCAGAGGAAGCATTTAAAAAATCCGTTGGGCGGCTCAAGAATACTTTGACTAAGGATGCCGTGAATGTAGTCAATGATTCTAAGTTGTGTAAACGTGATAAAGAACGTGTTTTGAGTGTTCTTAATACTGTTGAGCGCAACCTTACAGCTAATAGCGAATACAACCTTAAATGCCTCCGCGAAGCTACGGAACGTACTTTAATGGAAGCTAAAGCTGAAATGGAAGGATATATTCAAAATCGGTGCAAGCAGCTTGGCCTTGAAAACCCGTATGAAAAGGAGGCGATTGAGTGACTGAAAATAATAATGATGATAAAGATGAGATTGAAGCTCTTGCAAAGCTATTAACTATTTCTTGTCAGAAGCACCGTACCCATGAAATTAAAAAGTCCTGCCCTTTTCATGGATTTAAATGCCCTCTAGTTTGTTTTACTTTTGAGTATGGCTGTGAAGACATTGAGGTCAATGACTGGCTAAGGTTCTTTAAAAGATTAGAAGATCTTGCAAAGGAGACGATTGAATGAAAGCTAATAAAAAAGACGTAGGGAAGATAATTACTATTAGCGATATTGCTTACATGCACACTCAGGCTTGTAAAGATCTTGATAGAGACTGTTTGTGGAACCACTGTCCATTATCTCATAGAGGATCGTGCACTGAAATTGAACAATCAGATTGGATTGAAGCTTTGGAAAAATTGGTTAAAGGGGAGCTTGTAATATGAGTATTAATAAGAAAACCGTAGACACCGCAATCTTTGAGTGCGAAAGATTTCTCGAACGGGCAAGGCTCGTAGCCGCTCTTGGCTACGAGTATGCTGGAGTAACGTATACCGCAGCATTGAAACGGTCTTGCGCGGAAGTAAGAAACGCTATGGTAGCCGTAAAAAAGGAGGTAGGAGTGGAAGAATGGGAAAAAGGATATCTCCAGCGTTCTATCCAAGAATGGAAGCTCCGGGAAAAACTAGATCATAAAGGTGGCTCCGATGAATAACGAAAAAACGGAAAAGGGTGCTTCAATTCTACAAAAGACGGAAGATGATATTCTCCTATTTTTGGTTTATGTCATAATCAATCTGGTTTATGTGGTTGGTTTGTTTGGGTTTCTTCTGCCGTTTTTGATTAGCTCCGAATCTACGGCTTTAGTCCTGACCGGAGCGGCATTGATTTTTAGTTTCCCCGTAACTGTGTTTTTGAGCTATAAAACCTTTAAAAGTATTTTTAAGGAAGACGTATAATGAAAAAGATTATCGCGTGTGTTACTCTTGTTTTTGTCCTTGCTTTCGGTATTTACGCTCTTACTTGCATTGAGAAGGTCGAGGCTGGATCTGTTGGCGTAAAGGTGAATCTGCTTGGCTCGTCGAAAGGAGTTGAAGTAGAAATTCTCGGTGTGGGTCGACATTGGATCAGCCTTAATGAACAGCTTTTCACGTTCTCTACGGCGCAGCAGACAAAGGAATGGCGAGGAACCGGAAATAGCGGCGCATTCCAGTTCCAATCCAAAGAGGGACTTTCTCTCAGTGCTGACGTTTCCCTGTCCTACTCCGTTGATCCCAATAAAGTGTCTTTGCTTTTCCAGACGTACAGAAAGGGCATTGACGAAATCACGAATGTATATGTTTACAATATGATTCGAGACGAGATTGTCCGTGCCGCTTCTACAAGGACTTCCGAGGAGCTTTACGGAGAAAAGAAGACCGAGTTCATTATGCAGGTGACGGAAGCAGTTCGTGAACGTCTCGCGCCTCTTGGGATTAAAATTGATTACATTGCCATTGTCGGCAATATCTGGCTTCCCCAAAACGTAAAGGAAGCGATTGACGCTAAAGTGGGTGCTATTCAGATTGCTACGCAGCGCCGCACAGAAATTGAAACTGCGCAAGCTGAGGCGGATAAGAAGAAAGCCGAGGCGGAAGGACGCGCCGAATCCATGCGGAAGATCGCGGATGCCGAGGCATATTCCATTACGAAGAAAGCGGAAGCCCAGTATACGGCGAATAAGAAGCTCGCTGAATCCCTCACTCCTGAGCTTATCCGATACATCATGGCTACTGGATGGAATGGAGTTCTGCCCAAGGTTACAGGAGAGAATATCCCCATGCTGAGTATCCCCCTCGAATAAATGTTAATAAAGACTTGTGACAATCTAAATGCGGTTTTAGTTGTCACAAGTCTTTATTTTTATCCTGTAGTTTAAACAAAAAAGTATTGACACCTCTCAGATAATTTCATAGTATCTATTTCAAGGGAGGTGGATGAAGATGAAAAACGAATCAAAGCAATTTACGAGAGAAGAAGAGATTGAAGCTAACCTATTCGCATACGAGCTTTTGATGCCGGAGGAATTGTTTAGAGAGAAAGCAGAGGAACATAATTATAGTATTACTAGGCTCTCAATGCTTTTCGGAGTTCCGAAACCTCATGTTCTTACGAGGCTTATAACTTTGGGATTGCCAGATAACCGATAAAAATTAAAGGAGGCTCGAAAATGACAAGAGAGGAAAGAAATGTATTGTGGTGGTACTTTTCTACGCAAAAATCCGCGCTAGCATATGTCCTGCGATTCATAGTAGCTTTAATCTTTTTTTATATTTCAATTTGTTTTATGGCAGGGGATATTCTAAATCCTTTTGGAGAATACATTTCTCGCTATGGCGATGATTTTGGGGTTATAACACGAATGTTTGCTTATCTTTCAGGGATAGCGTTCGCTGTGATACTTCCTTTGATAGAAAAATAACACAAAGGAATGTCTCTGTGGAAATGATTATAAACATAAGAAATTATATAGCCTTGTCAATGGATTTTTCCGCCATATTTTTAAGGATGCTGGTCATTTTAGTGATTTTGTATGCAGGGATGGCTTTTGTAAACGGAGATTTTTTCAATCCTTTCATGTCTATACCAAACCCAGATGGCGTAGATATTGCTAAAGGAATTAGAGTCATAGTGCTTGTACTATCTTTTTTCTTATCGCTTATGCTTCCATCTTTAATTGAAGATTCAAAAAGGATATAGATTATGATGAAGTTTAATGTTTTGGATGAGGTATATCATTTTGGTTATGGTTGGGGTTTTGTCAATGAAATTACTTATGAAGGTGAAGAAGGGCACAAAATTAGCGTAACTTTTAAAGATGATGAGAGATATGATCATATTCAATGGTTCGATACTAAGGGTATCAAATGGCACAGTGATCATTCATATCCTTCTATATTTCTCAAAAAAGAGCTTACCACGAATCTTATCAAAAAGGCACTCTCCAATCACCCTGAAATTTTTTTGCAAAGGGCACCTACCCCCCAACACCTTGCTCCTATTCTAGTTAGAGATAATGATAGGGAGAAATGGATAAAAACATTTTTTAGAGAAATTTCAACTAATGATGTTTTTCCAATAAAAACAACAATGAACTATTGGAAAATTGCTGCCATATGTAATGAAGAAACCGAGTATGCCGTAAACAAGTGTGTAGATATTCCGGAAAAGTATATCTTCTATAAAAAAGAGGATTAAAGTAATGAAAACATGGATTTATCTGGATGACGAAAGAACACCTTCATATAATTTCTTCCAAGATGTGGATGAAGGCGACGATGAAGATTTTGAAGTGTACACCGTTCGGAGCGGAAAGCAGTTTATGAGGATTATTGAAGAAGTAAATCCCCACGGCATTAGTCTTGATAATGACCTTGGAGGCTCGGGGCATCTTAGCGAAGGCTATCAAATCCTGAATGAAATCGAAAAACTGATCTCCGAGGGTAAGCTCTCCAATCTTCAAATCGTAAGAGTGCATTCCGCTAACTCTGTAGCCAAGATCAGGATGGTTACTATTGCGAGGGAGATGTTCCAGAGATTCGGAAGAAAGGATGGTATTGCATTCGCTACGTATCATGAGCCTAGCGGGGATAAAAACGACGCGGTTTTCTATAAAATAAGTAAAAATGAGAATTGACATCATGAGAAAAAACAAGTACAGTCTTACAAACAAGGAAAAAGAGTGGCTTAAAAACAGAATTCTTTTTATCAATCAATGCGAAAATTGTGAATTTCGATTTTCCTTTATGTGCAGTGATTGTCCGGAAAGAGGGTATTTTGATTCCTTGTATCCTGACTATTATGACGCTCTTATGTTCGAGTCTCGTGTGAAACTTAAACTGATTAGCATGGATTACAACGATGTTCCTTGCGCTCACAGCATGAAGGCGTTGTGCCCGCGCAAAGGTGGAAGTTTCCCCGGTTGCGGCAATTGGTGCCTTTTGCGTGAAGCTGAACTTATGGTCGAAGCGGAAATGGAACGTGAAGAAAGGATGGTAAGAAATGAACGAAAGTCTTAGATTCCTTACAGAATTGGAAAAGCTGAGGAAAGCCGCTACGAATGGAGGCGATTGGCATCTTGACGAGTCTCATTGTCATGGAGCCATTAACTGTGGGGACAAACATATCGCAATGGTAAATATGTATGTTTGCAATGATTATCCTACGCAAAATGTTCTTAGAGAGCAACAGCTTGCCAACGCTACTTATATCGTTGCAGCGTGTAAGTCGGTCAAGATTCTTTCCGACGCGCTTTTATGCCTAGCGTCTATGTCTGTAGAGAAAGACGGCATTAAGGACGAAAATTATAATGCTGACCAACTGGCTAAGGAAATTGATGCCGCATTTATTATGGCAGAACAAATTAATAAAGGAGAATGAATAACATGCCTAAGTTTAAAGAATATCAAAAGGTTTTGGTTAGAGATACTGAGGATGGAATTTGGGCAGTAGACTTGTTTTCCCATTATATTGATGACGAATTTGTGACTCTCGGCAATCGTTTGTGGGCGTATTGTATTCCCTATCATGGCAATGAAGATCTTGTAGGAACAGCTAAAAGCGCATGGAAACCTAAGAAGGGGGAACTTGTGGCTGTGAGTCATGAGGGTAGCTCATGGTTCGCTAGGGTCTTTATAAGTGAAGAAAAAAGCGAAGAAGGTACTATCTACAGAGTAAAAAACTGTGAAGGCCGTATTTTTGAAGAGTTATTTGAAACATGGGAATACCGTGCACCTCTTGAGCATCATTTTGATATTGGTAAGAAGGAAGAAATCTAATGCCTGAGTTTAAAATGTTTGATAAAGTTTTAGTTAGGGATTCCGAGGATGATAATTGGGTCGCAACTTTTTTCTCTCATTATGATATAGAAGGGCGTGTTATAGCTATCAATGACGCTTCTTGGAAATATTGCATCCCTGCCCTCGGCAATGAGCATCTTGTGGGGACGAAGAATAATGAATGGGTTCCTAAAAAAGGCGACCTTGTTGCGGTCAGAGATAGATTTCATGGTGATGGGTGGTTCCTTCGTATTTTTTATGGAACGAATACTCGTAACGGCAATAAGGTCTATATTGCAGGAGGTATGGACACATTTGACCATAATCGAGGAGAATGGGAATATTGCGAGCCTGCAAAAAATCACTTTGAATTTAATTCTTAGGAGAATAGGTAATGCGCGAAATTAATCTTGTACGCTACGAATGGAACTCTGAGATTGAAGAAGGGCATCTTACTTTCACAGTAGATGGAGAAACGAAGGTTCTATCGGGAGGGTTTTATAGGGAATGTAGCATTGAATGGCAGGAGGACCAAAACCAAAAGGGAGAAAAATTTGAAACATGGAGACTTGACCCTTATGCACGTGATCATCTTATGGAGGGATGTAATTTCAATCTTTCTTACGAAGAGGTTAATTTTCTTGAAGAAAGATTTAATCGTAAAATGAACGAACTGTCACTTTAACCATTTAAAAAAAAGGAGATTACATAATGTACGAGTTTAAGCCTTTCGATAAAGTTTTGATGCGAGATTCTGAACATGAAATTTGGGAGCCCGTACTTTTTTCGGGAAAGGTAGGGGCCGCTTTTAAAGATACCAGCTTGAGTGTATATAGGTATTGCATTCCTTACGAAGGTAACGAACATCTTGCGGGGACTTACAATGCCCATCATAAGGAATTTCAAGAGGGAGAACTTGTTGCTTTTAGCAACGATAAAAAAATGTGGTATATAGGATTTTTTAATAAGAAGATACAAGAAGATGAGCCGAAATATACAGGATATAGAGCGACCAATAAACATATAATTCAATGGCGATACTGCGAACCTGCAAAAAAGCATTTTGATATTTTTATGTCGGGGGAAAAGTAAAATCCATGAATAATAATTTCGTAAGCCATATTATATGCTTTTTATTATCGTTGTTAGGTCTTTATCTTCTTTCTTGCTTTATCTGTATGGAATGGATTAACCCGTTCGCGGATTATATAAGCAAAGACCAACTTAGTGGAGCTGTCTATAGACTGGCGTGGTTTCTTTCCGCTGGAGCCTTAACAATAAAATACTATTAATTGTGGAGGTCACAATATGCCCCCTAGACCAAAAAAACCATGTAAGCACTGTAAAAAACCAACGGATCACCCTTCGGGGTACTGCGAAGATTGCGCCAAGCACAGGATCTCGTCAGACAAACGATATGATATGAAGCGCGGAACTCCAGCGGAAAGAGGGTATGATTCAAGATGGAAGAAAGTTCGTGAGCGATACCTGCGAAAGCATCCTTTCTGCGAGGAATGCGAGAAAACGTCCCCATTCCCTAGCGCAGCTAACGAAGTCCACCACATAGTCCCTATTAACGAGGGCGGAAAAGTACTTGACGAAAATAACCTTATGGCGTTATGTAAATCCTGTCATTCAAAAATAACCTCCGACTATCGGAAAGGGAAGGGATTGGCATGAAATTGGTAGATTTTCGATTTGGAAAGGACTGCGAAAGCGTAGAAGCTGTTGACACGGATAGAATAATTTCGATGAGTAAGGAAAAAGGTAGTACGAAACTTCGAATTATGCTATGCGGAACCAAAGAAGACCATATTTTTGAGTATTCTTTTTCTTCCGAGGAATATAGGGATGAAGCATTTTCTAAACTTCTCATAATGAGTAATAATAGGGGATAGCATGAAACTTTATAGCTTTTGGTATGGCGTCACGCTTGAAAGGAAAATAGCTATTGATTTAGACCGCATCATTCTTATGCGCGGGGACTACGATGACTACCATGAATTGGTCATATCGTTGGAAACTAAAACTGAAATTTTTGATCGAAGATTTGTATTTCCTTCAAAGGAGGATAGAGACAGTGTTTATCATAATATTCTCCGTGCTTCTTATGCTTCTGTTATTCTACCTACTAGGGAATGAAGGCGGCAAAACAGGAGCCCACATAGTCTCGCATCCAAAAGAGTGGGTTTGCCCTGAAAGGCCAGATCCACCAAAAGGACAGCGTACCTTATACCATAAATAAAAAAAGGAAATTAAGAAGGTATTATAATATGGATGAATGTAAACCTGATAGACAAATATGGTGGGGTGTGCCAAAACACTGTGCGCCTCCGCCTCCTCCCGTTCCATCATCAAAAAAGAATTATATAATTTTTGAAAATACCTTATCATCCGATATTGAATTTTTTGAAATAGACAGTATTGTCGGAGTTAAGAAGAAAAATAATATTATAACTATATTTTTAAGGGGAGGATTAACACACGATATCATTTTCGATACGATCAAAGGAGATGATGATATAAATGAAGCGCTCAATATTCTTCGAGAAGAAATTACAGGTTCTTAAATACTATGACCTGACAATAAGTTCCATAATCTTTGCGATTGGATTATTTTTATTTTCAGATGTACTAAGATCAAAAGATTTTAGTACAACCTTTTTCTTCTTTTTACTGCCTATCATTAGCGTTTGTTTTATAATTGATAGGTGCATCCATACATTATTTCTAAAGTCGATTAATAAGGGAAAAGGATTTCCTTTTTAGGGTTCCCTAGAATACAATAATACCCGATTAATCGCGGAATCAATGGAAAGAGATTCGTAGATTAATCGGGTATTATTGTATGTGCTAACGCACGTTAAAGGAACATAATAAACGGATCTGACGCCTCTTCTTCTTTATCTTCCATTGCTCTAGCGATTGCCATAATCATAGCGACCATCGGGTCGATTTTATTTTCATTCGCCGTTTTGGTCATGTAAACAAGTTTGTTCGTTGTGGATTTCAGGACTACATTCCCTGCTGCGAAATTGAGGATAGGGTCATTCTGGTGGAAAAGTTCCCCATTAAGATACGCAGCTTCAAACTCTTTCATCGGCTCGGAGAAAGTAGCGGATGACTGTGTGAATTCAATACATTCAAATGCCGCCCATTCCCGGATATTCTGCATAAGATATTCGGCTTCTCTAGGGTCATATGCTACTTCCTGAATCGCATATTTATCAGCCCAATTTTGCAAGTCCTCCTCTAGCGCGTGATAATCTGTTCGAGCCCCTTGCGTTACGGTCAGCCAGCCTTCATCCCTCCAGCCACGATAATGGTCATTCTCCGGCCTATCTACAGTATCGGAAGGAAGATAGTATTTTCCGAAAACATAGAACTTACCGTCACGCTTAAAGACGGCAACCATTGCTGTTAAGTCGACTTTAGAGGCTAGGTCAATGCCAATCCAGCATTTCTCGCCTTCAAAATCTTCCATCTTTAGATTTCTGTCAGTACAATTAAGCCATTTAGGAAAGTCAATCCACCCCACAGATTCATTGTTCCAAACATTCAGCATTTTGGTAAGAATGGATGAACGCTTGTACTGTGATGATTTGGCTATTTCGTATTGCTCGCGCAGGAACTCTTCGGATACGGAAACTCCAAAGTTCGGGCTGGCCTTAATCCAACATGAAAAATCTTCCCATTTATCCGTATCGTCAATGGTGAATTCCATGTAAAATAGTCGGTCGTTCTTTGCTTTTCCCAATACGACCTTCCTGCCTTGCTCCACATAACGATAGCACGGGCCTTTAATGTTCGTCCCTGCGGTGGTAGTAACAAGCAAGAGAGGATGCTGTCTTGCGCCCATACCGAGCTTCAACGAGTCATACAGCGCGTCGGAAGGATGCTCGTGATACTCGTCAACAATAGCGCATTGAGGATTACTACCGTCCTTCGGGCTTCCGATAATAGGTTTGAACGTAGAAAGCGTTGATTGCGCATGAATCGATTCTTTAGTATAAGTCAGACCAAATGCTTCTTCAAATGCTTTATTGGCAACAATCATATCCCGAGCGATGTTGAACAGGACAAATGCTTGAACTTCTGTGGTCGCGCCACAGTATACTTCTGAACCTTTTTCTTTTTCACCAACAAGCATATAGTGACCAATAGCCGCTGCAAGGCTGCTATTGTGAGTCGGAATATACGTTTTCCCGCAAAGATACATTCCATCTTCATTGTCAACCTGTATACACTTCACCGGAACGCTTTCCACAGGTTTACAATCCGTAATAAATCTTACCACAGGCACCGTCTCGCCATCATGCCTTTTTATATTCGGAGCTACCCACACTTTGGGCTTTCTGCCATTATGGGACAGGATTTGATGCAGACTTTCGGAGGTTACGATATTCTTACCGTCGATTTTCCAAAGATGCTCCGCGTCGGCAGTAATAGCGGAACCATCACTGAAAGAAATTTCATAGCACGGCCTTCCGTACATCACTTCCGTTACGGCTACTACTCTCCGTATATCCGAATTTGGCCCATAAACGGCATCTCCGGGCTTTAAATCATTCATCGTGACCCAACCCTCGGGAGTAGGGATTGGAGTGCTTACAGCTAAAGCCTTGCCAGCTTTTCGGGGGACGATAAGGGCGGCCTCCCTGTACCTGCGGAGATTGTTTTTCTTATCCAGCCACCCAAAGATGTTTCCAACGAAGAATTTCTGCCAAGGCTCAAGCTTTAATCTTTTTCCAGTAAGAACGCCCTTGACATGCACCATATTTTCAATAAAACAAATTACTCGGATAGACGATTCTTCCGAAAAATAAAAATCGAGGTCTTTATTGGCAAGATCATCTTTAAAGTTTTTGCACAATGCTCTAATGTATTTACAGACCTGAATATTTCCGTTAAGAACATTGTCGGCGTACCAATGGATGTCGGTGATATGCTTTTTGTTTTGATTGAATTGTTTAGTCGTTATGGGTTTTACATTAGCCATTGAAACTCCTCTCCTTATCTGATAAAATGATATTTTCAATATATCTTTGAAGTATATCTTCATTCTATATTTTTGTCAAGAAAAGAAAAAGGCGTCCGGATAGACGCCTTTAAGGGAGGGATGGGAAGGAGGTAGGGAGAATTTCTGATTAAGCAGTAAAGCCCCAACGACAACCGAAGCTAGGTTCCGTTTTGCATTTAGAGGGCTTCCGATACGGGCAAATACCGTGTTTCGGAGGTTCGTGTACTCCGTCTTTGACAATCGGAATCCACGCCTTGCATAATGCACAAGGTATCCATCCGAAAGCCTTCGATTCCGATTGTCCTGTATCTATCCTGCGATCAGATTCGATGTTCATGATTATTTCGCCTTAGAACCGTATTCTTCGGGATACGGCTTATGGAAATGGTGCTTTTTATGGTATTCCTTGTCAGAGCAGGTCATTTCTTCCAGAGCGTAGCAAATTGCGGCGGCGGCGTGTTTAAGCTCATGTACGAACTGAGCATGGGTCATCGTGGGAGGCGTGGCGTGCATTCCTTCATAGGCGTGCATCATCTCTCCGACTTCCATCTCAATGATATTCATGTGCCCGCCCGGTTTATCCATGTAGGGATACCACGTATGGGGCGGATTTTCAATAATGTCTTCAATCTCATGATACACTTCGGAATATTCCGACATTTCATGAATAGCGCACTTATACATGAGATAATGGCACAATTCTTTATGTGCTTTAAGCAGTTCACGAGTGTTTTCGACATGGGGCATTGACCGGACTCCGGCCTCGCAATGCTCGCCAATTTCATGTTCAAGTTCTTCCAAGAATGCAAGTTCTTCTTTGTATTCTTCTTTTGCAATCTTTTCAGCGGATTTGCTATCGTGCATGATTCATTTCCTTGTGGTGGTTATATAATGGGCGCGTTTTCTGCTGCCAAAGCATCTACACGCTGTTGAAGAAGGTCAATCTGATTCAAATTTTCGTTGTTTCGTTCGGTAGCCAAAGTTTCTCCGGCTAGAATACCTCCGGCTAGAATGCCTCCGGCGGCATTACCAAGCACAGCTTCCTCTGCAACCGTATCTATGACGGCATCCTCAGCTACGTCTTGGGCGATATTTTCAGCAATGCCTTTCGGGGAAATTTGCTTTTTAACGAAATCAGCGACTTTATCCGTATCAATATGCTTAGACGCATAGTCTATGGCTTCACCGGATTTATCTTTGATAAATTTACCAGCCTTATTCGAAGCCTTTTTCCCTTCTTCGTCAAAGATAAGCCATCCTAACAGGATACCGAGTCCTAATCTAAACATGATATTTCCTTAATAAAAACGCAGCGCGAGAAGATAAAAATCGTCCCACGCTGCGCGGTAGGGGTTACGTAGTCATAGGCTACGTATGCTCCCAAATCCCGGATACTTTATTTCTTAGCGGGGGCTTCCGACTTGTCAAGTTCCGGGGAAGCGAGGGAAGCAGAGGCGGTTACGGGAAGCAAAGATGTCCCGCAGTTTACGATGGGTACTCCGTTCGGGCCGGGGCAAGACACATCAATAGCCATGATGTTACCCGCAGGATTGCTTGCCTGAATCATACGAATGCGGCAGCCGCATCGGACGAAACGAGAAAGTTGTCCAAGGGTAAGATAGTTCCCAGAGGTGTTGAGTACGTTCGTAAACGTAACGCCTCCAGCAACAATCTGAACTTCTTCATCAGCACAAGGACTGATGCACAAGTTCCTTCCAACTACGATATCAAATCTTCCTACCGGAATACTGGTAGCCAGAGTAAGAGTCGCAGTCGTGGCGGTTGTAGTGATACTTGCTACACGGATGCACGGAATGCAGCAGCGATTGCACATAGTAATTCTCCGTACATTGTGGTTAATGAGAGGGGTTTAATTGCACCCCTCTCATATCAAGGTGAAATCAGCCCGTGTTAGGCGGTGACGCCACCGCAACCACAAGGATTCACGCACGGGGAGCAACCCACGGGGAAGAAGGGCGGACGCTTGACAGTCTGGCAGAAACCAGCTTCAATGGAGCGTTCCAGAGCGTTGAAACGACCGTCATTGTACATCTGCGCCTTGAGCCCCTGAATTTCGTTGTTCTGAGCCATCAGGGTCATGTCGCGGGTACGAATCTGGTCTTCGAGCATCTGAGTACGCAGAGCCGAGAAACCAGCGTCCTGATTAGAGATAATCGTGCGGAAGGCAGTTTCAAGCTGCTGCGTCAGCACAGCGTTCTGCGCAGTCATGTTGCACTTGAGTTCCAGAACATCGCGGTCGGTCTGGCAGTTATCCGTCATGGTCTTGTGACCAAGCACGGAGCGCAGCGCGACCAGATCAGCAAGCTCGGTACCAGCAACAGCAGCGGCACCACCGCAATTACCACGACCGAACAGGCCGTTACCACCGCAGCCGAAGCCACCGCCGAAGATCCCGAAGAACAGGAGCAGCACGATAAAGATCCAGCCGAAGTTCATGGAAGATTCGCGTTCAGATTCCATAAGTCATTCTCCATAAAAAAAGTTTTTGGGTATATGTGAAGAGAAGAAACTGCGAATTTCTTCTCGAATCACCGAAGGTATTATTTTATTCCAAGTTTTTGAAGGCGTTTAGCCAATTCGTCGTTTCCGGGATTAGGAGCGTTTGAAGTAGGGGCTGGACCTCTTTGACGAAGCGCGGCCTCAAGCTGATTCCCCATCTCGGTAATTTTGTCGATGCTTCCGGGAGCTATGGAGTTCAGTCCCATCTTAATGGCGGGATTGTCCAAATGTTTCTTCATCCCCGCAAGAATTTGAGCATCAATACCAAACTTCTGGGCAACTTGAAGTGCGCCCTCAAGAGTTGGTTGGTAATTACGAGATTCGGAGATAGCCTTTTGCGCGGCGTCAATTACCTTTGAGTTTCCTCCGGACAAGGTATTTACAATGCTCATGATCTTTTGTACGTTCATCGTTTATTACCTCTATTGTTGCCTTGTTCCATTTTAACTGGAGGATTCTTTGCATCTTCCTTAATCACGTCATCTACGAATTTCGGAGTGTCCTGAGTTTCCTCATTGACGGACTTAGTTGAAGCGATATTCGATGAAATGACTTGAATCTTATCGGTAAGACCAGCAATCATCTCAGCCAGTTTAGCATTCTGCGCACGGGATTCCTGCAATTCCTTCAAAGCGTTGTTAAGAACTTCTTCTTGCGTAGGTTCAGGCTTTATAATTCCGTTTTCTACGAGCATCTTATAATAAGACTCTGCCTTATCAATCGCTTGTATAAGCTGCGCTTTAAGCTTCTCGTGAATCTCCGTGGCTACCCCGATAGGTTGGTTTCCGGCATTGACATCCCATGTGTAAATAACGCCATCAGAACTTACCATCGCGTAGCTGTATGTGTTCATAGGCATAGAAGAGCGTTGCGTAGGAGAAGAATATGCGGATTGATTAAATCCTGTAGTTGCGTTAGACATAATAAAGCCCCCAAAGTGATGATTAACATCATGGGGGCAATATAGCGCGAAGTTTTAAATATTGAAATGCGTCCACGACCGTCGACGGAGTTATTTAAGATTATCCGAATATACGGTATGTTCCGATTTTTATATTACCATAGATCTGTATTTTAATTTCAGTAACTTTATTTTCAGTGAGTGAGGGGGGCGTATTGTTTTCCCATTGAATAGGTTCGGAAATCGTTAATGCAGCAGAGGTATTCGCGGCTTTAAGGATGGCATGAAACTCATAAAATTTATCGGATTGTAACCCTGCGGGGATCGTTACAGTAAAGGCGCGGTCTACTGTAACGATGTGGGTTACGGAAGGGACTAATTCAACTGAAACGGTGCCCGTACCGGAAGCCAAACTTTGGATATTCTTTTCCAGAGCGAAATCTATATTTTTCGTCCCATTAACAATAGCTTCCGCTTTATATACCCCAGAGATATAGAATGTTCTCGGAGTTTTCCATTGCGTAGCCGTTGCAGCATTGCCGGACACTTCTGTTTGAGCTGGATGAACATGGTCGCCTCTAGCAAACGCATCTTCCGAGCCTACGTTGGCTACGCCGAGGGCTTTTGGAGTAGTTGTCGTGATTTTTGCATGACCATACAGAGTTGTTGTTGCTAATCCATACGCCGCACTTTCATCCGCATGTGCAGAAGGCTTAAATGTGGCAGGGATACTAGAAAGAAGGCTCCAATCAGATTTAGCCTGATAAGCATAAAAAGCCGCCATTGTACCAAGTGCGCCGTCATCGACCACAGCGTACATAAGAGGCTTCGGCTCTTTGACAATTACAGAGTCACCATTTTGTACGTTTTTGATTGTCAAGGAAAGCATTGCAGCTTCATTGGTAGCAATAACGAATCTTTCTTTTACGGATTCCGGAAATTGGGAAGGATCAAGCTCAGGGCTACTTCCAGAACCGAAAGACCATTCAGGGTCGCCGGAAACATAGAATGTAATCGCAGCGCTATTTGCGGAGCCTACGGAACCGGAAACAGGTACAGAGGTTGGGTGCCCCATGAAGGCTACGCTAGTCCCTGTCTCAGTAAAATCGATGCGATAAGGGATGTTGACCGCAGACTTGCTATCGGCAATCAAAAGATTCTGGTGAATCGTGTTTAAATCATCAAAATACAGGGTCATGGATGAGCTTCCGCTCTCTCGGATTCCGGGAGCGTATACAGTGGCTTCATCCTTAATCGTCGTCATATCGATAGATTGGATGGTGGGTGTTGGGGCCGCCCAATCCGAAATACCATTAATTATCTGCCATGATGTCGTTGCAAGGTCTGTCCCTGTTCCCCGGAAAAAACGAAGACCTTTGCTTGTACGAGGTTCGTATGCCATTATTTAGCCTCCTTCTTGCTTAATTTCCTTACTAGCCAAGCTGGAGGCGTTTGAGTTTTGACTTGATAAAACTCAGGTTTTACCTTTCTCAGAAAAGTCGCTCCGCATACGGCACAAGTATAGGTCGATCTCTCTTCCATTCCTAATCGATGTAAATGAGTATCTTCAAAAGCTACTACGGTTGTTTGATAAAAAGCCCTTTCTTTGCAAACGGGACAAATATTAGCGTCGGATGTAGCCATTGTTTACCATTGCCACTTTTATTCTGAAATTTCATGATTTGAATCTGATTTAATATTCGCTTTAGAAAGAGACTGAATATCTCCCTTGCCGATAGCCCTAACCAGATCTCTATGTCTACGATTAATTGATTCGATAGCTCTGTTTTTCTCAGAGATTTGAGCTTCCATATCATTGATTCTTGATGAAAAATAATAGGAAGCTCCCCCGGTAAGAAGGAACATGACGATAAGAAGCAACGTCAGCATCCTCCAAAAGAGCGTAGATACATGATCTGAAACTTCCCTCGGAATATCTTTAGCAAATGCAAGAATAGCACTAGAAATTCCGTCCGTTTTCTCCCCACCGCCTACCGTAACTGTTTGATGTGTGTCGCTCATATTCGTATATTGTCCTTTTTAGTTGTTATCCAGAAACTCTTTGATTCCGTCATAAATAAGTTCATATTCATCAGTATCCGGGATAATAAATTCCGCAGTCTGGTCGCCAATACCAAGAGTTATGGTAAAAGATTGGTCTGCATTTTTCTTAATTCCACGGATAGAAAAAATATTATTTTGAAAAGAGAGGTCTTCCATAATTTACCTTTTTAAATAGTGTCCAATTCTTCTTTTGTAGAGGCTTTTTCGACTTTAAGTTTACGCTCTTTACCTTCTTTCAATGCTTTATTCTTATGAGCTAAAGCTCCATTATAATAAAGGTCAAGGAACGCATCGCCTTTAAATTGAAAAGAAACTGGATTGTTATCTGGGATGGAATATCCTGTCCTAGATATGATCGAAATTGGCTCTATTCCAGAATATTTTTGATATAAAATTAAATTAGCATCATCTGCATAATTTTGTTGATCAGTTGCACCATAAGAAAAATGATATTCTAATCCATTTATCACATAATTAAATCCATCATAGATTCTATTTCGAGTTTCATAGTCTATAGAGCTTTTTTTTGATTCTTTAAGATTTTCAAGCGTAATCGCTTTTCCTTCTTCTACAGAAACTTTTTCTGGGTTATTTTTTGCATATTCCGAAACGCTTTTCCATTCCTCCGAATACTCGTCTATATTCTTGGGGACGTGGTAAGGAAGCCCGTTTTTAATAATGACAAAAGAATCGTCATCAATTCTATGAATAATATCTCCGTAATCCATATGTATTATCCTTTTTTTTTATTATGAAACTCGGATTAGGAGGCCACCATCGCAAATCCGATTTCCTATCTGGTGGCCTCCAGGCAAATAGGAATGGCTAAGATAGTGGGAATCCCAAGGCATGTAAACAAACAGGAATGTTCCGCCCGCTGGCACCGTCACCCCTCCGGAAGGGACGTACCATACATTTGGAACATTTACCGTTTGCCATGATGTCCCACCATCTGCTGGAGCAGAACCTGCTCTATTTGCATAGTTTACGGAGAAATTTGAAGGATTCCACACTTTTATATTTACGCCGTCATTAGATCCCCATAACCATTGCGGCTGCCCGGCTTGACCATCCCAATAAAATCTCATATCTTGATCGCCTGAATTACGTACATACCGCGAAGTCTCGGCAAGAGCGGCCCAACAATCAACAAAATTTCTTTCGCCGCCCTGTTTAATGAAGGCGAAAGACCCATCTGCTCTTAAAACAAGCTGTGCCGCAGCTATATTCGCCCAATGAAAGCCGATTGATGGAGCATATCCTATATCTGTTTGCGTATTACCAACACCGTCATTTTCTCTAATTTCTAAAGCGGAAGTACTATATCTTGCAATGATTGAACTATTATAAGTCCCCCGCAATCCGTTAATCCTTCCGGTCATAGCCCCGCCAGCCAAAGGCAATTTCGTATCCGCGTAAGATTTGAGATTCATCAAGGCTTTAGCGGATGCGGCAACGACAGACGAATTTGTGGTGTAATTATCTGTCAAACCTTCGGGGACACGATACCACGGGGTCCACGTTGAACCTGAATTTTGAGTTAATCGCCAATATCTGCCAGTATTGTTATAATTAACGAATTCTTGTCGCGCATATGTATAATAGCCGCGAACAGTGAGTATCCCACCTACACTATTTATTGGAAAATTCGTTAATGCGTGCTCATTATTAAACCAGAAATTTCCGTTTGCAATGAACAAATTAGCATCGGTGCCAATACCTTTTCCAAGAGCCAATAATCCGAGCTGACCGCATCCTTTAGCGGTAGTCAGATTGGCATTAATCCCCTCACCACTACTATTTATTTGAACATCCTGAGCGCTACCATCAGTCCTGCCAGTACCGCCACGTTTAAAAGGCAGAACCCCTGCTGTCAAATTACCTACGTCATTCGTACCAAGATTAGCACGAGCCTGTGCAGCAGTAGAAGCTCCTGTCCCCCCTTTCGCAATGGGGTTAACCGTAGTAAGCTTATCAGCTTGTGTAGCATTAGGGGCACGCCCGGAGATGTTTCCGGGAATCACGCCCTTGGAATCCCGCACCACGATGGAATTGGCTATAATCCCCGCATTAGCATGAAACCCATCAAGCTTATCGACATTGAAAGCGTACTTGCCAGTATCGCCATCCAAAGCATTCCAGACCGAGCCGCTTTTCATCTGGAAATTCATTGCGGATTGATTGAAGATAATAGTACCGTCCGGAGCATTGTCAGCAAGATCCCCTCGCAGCCTCGCAATAAGTTTTGCAAGTTCTCGAATGGAATCAATATCCGATGCGATTTTATTGGATATTGCTGGTGCGGAAAAATTAGGATTTGCCATTTAGAAATTACCTTATCATAGTAAAAAACTTTTATATTCAGGATTTATTCAAGTCGACGATTTCCGCCTTTTCGTCGGATTCGGAAGCATTCTCATGAGTAATTTCCGGATCGGGGGCAATCATCGCATTGAAGAATCCTTTCAATTTTTCAGATACTTTTTCAAGATCTTTTTGCTTCTGTTCGAGGGACTTGTCGAGGAAAAAAAGCGAGCTACGCAACTGCGTAATCAAAGCATAGTCTTCATTGGCTTCACGCTGGACCCCGTCTACAAACTTCATAATTTCTTCAATCTTTTTAGAATTCATAATCCTCTCCAATAATTTTTTTTATTTTTATCCATCTACCAGATATTTTGGAATTTGTCAATATCAAATTTATGCAATCACATAAATTCCGCTATTTTTAAACTATCCATATTCACTCCACTATAATAAATTTGGACTCTATCCCCATCAACAACATGGATACTTGCGCCCACCGCATTTCCCGTACCACCACCGGAATAACCGGATGAGTTTTCTGTAGACCTTAAATTTATCAACCATACCTGACCAACATCCGTGGAAGAAATTCCAGAAGCCATTAAAAGGCCAGTATGATTTACGGTAAATATAGACGCCGTGGCTGGAATTGGCGTTATTTGATGAAAAATATTTGAAATCTTTACTTCATGGGCGGATTTTAATTCTGCCCAAATTTGAGTATTATTCATTTTAAAACCACACTCTAACTGGAGTCTTAGGCTCAGGAATAAGGAATTTCGAGTTAACGAATTTGTCTGGAATTACGAAACTCGAAATTCGGATATTGACCAATTCAAAATCATAATAAGTAGCCGGAGTAACGATAGTAGCATTTTCTGGGTCATCGTTTGAATATATCGGAGGAGTTTTTTCGGCTTTTCCAATATAATCGACATAAACACCTTCCGGAGGATCGTTAAGAGAGATTCCCAATGATTCTTCAAGGGCGGCTACATTAGGAGCGGCGAAATAGAAATCTGTATACGCATTGATAAGCTCCGAAGGCATTGGTGCTATAGCAGTATTCATAATGAGATTTTTCCTTTATCTAATTAAATCTGAAAGTTGGCTATTTGTTAAATGCGCGGGGAAAACGACGCACTGTTTCGTGGTGCCCATAGAAAATTCGATTGTTCTAGTAGTTTTTAAGTTATATGCCCGTTTTCCATCACCCTCATTAAAGAAGAATGCTTGTTTTACCGGGTTAAATAAAAATGGAGAGTCCTTTGTCGGAAATACGTTAGTATAGTTATCCATAGCACGAGTAGTTGCGGTATTATTGACAATAGGGATATAAGATGAGTATCCAATTCCGATCTCAGTTTGAATATTTCCAACTAAAATAGACGAAAATGAATCTCCATCGATTCTGGTATTTCCTGTAGCATCGGCAAAATATAATCCTGAATAAAAACCGTAATTGGAAATTGTACCTGTAGAATATTCTTCTAGGATTCTTGCACCAATAGAAACTTGAACCCATCCGTTTCGCATTTTTTCTATGGTAGTTCTCCATACTATATTTGAAGAAGTAGGTTTAACGACTTTTATGAGAGAGCATGTTTTTATATCGTATGAAGCTCCATAATATCCTGTAATTCCCGTAATATCGGAACCAATTTTTAATTGAATATACCTATGATTTACAGGTTTTACTACTAATGAAAATGTTACATCCTCCCCAACATGATCCGGAATTTCAGCAGGTGTGTATAATCTATAGTTTGCGTAATGATACGAATCTAAAGTTGCGTCAAGCGTCAATTTTAATGCGGAGCCGATGAATTTATCTTGAATTTCCTCTTTTGTAAGCCTGTTTATGCCCGCAGCAGTAGCATAATTCGTTCTTTGTGTTTCGAGGAAAGTAGAAATAAATTTACCCGTTTTATTATCATATAAAGGCCGTTCAATATCGTTTCCGACAGTTCTCATATATCCTTCCGCATCAAAATACGTAGCTTGTGATGCTCTAGTAAACGTAATCCCGTTATTTATAGAAAACTTATCTTCGGCTCTTGTAACTTGGGCGGTTCCTTCCGTAGGAATCGGGGATGTTGGTTTAGTATCAAAATCTTCGGCTTCTTCTGTTTGAGGGCAGCAATACCAGAAGGTGGATTTACCGTCCCCATTAAAAGTTGTAACAAGACCCGCAGAATCTTTAAAATACATACGTATGCCCGTTTTTACATTTGCGTTTTCTGCTCCTTTAAAACGGAACCATGCTCTAAACCATCCGTCCCCGACATCCTCAAGACCAAAATTATTTTCAGTTATAGCAGCAGATTTTCTAATGATAGTATTAGTCTTGAAATTAAAATCTACGGATAATCCACCGCCTTGGATAGCAACATAATTCGGAGTATCAATATTTATAATAGATAAAGGACTATTTTTATCACATCTAAAAAATATTGAACTGAAATATGTTTGATCTTCTTTTGGGATAACTGCTAGGGTAAAAACTCCGAACTGTGTATTTGTAGGAGTACCCATTCTATACTTATATACATTATATCTAAATTTAAAATTATAAGAAGCGGAAGGCTCTATATAATGCGCTCCATCAGTTCCTAGACCTTTAATGGCTATGTAATCTGTAAGATTTGTACGCTGTGGCTCACGAAGCCATCCCAAACATTCACCCGTAACAGGATTATGATCAATACGAGGTTCTCCTGCCGCAGCGATATGAGATACGCCGTCAGGCCCCCAATACGTAGCTGACGAATTACGAGTAAATGTGACTTGCGGAGGAACCTTTCCCCACGAGTATTCATATTCGTCCGCGAAAAGATTGAGGGAGGGATTCCGGGGAAGGACATTAAATAACGACAAGCTATCTTGAATTGACCGCCCCTCCCCAGTAGAAGAGCCCCCGACAAGCACCCATTCAGTTCCATTCCAGTACTCAAAATTGCGTTTTGAATAATTCCATCTTACGCAATCCGTACTCAAATTAGACCTAAATGCGGATTTCATACTGACAATAACGTCAACTTTAGAAGGTACTTCTGCCATTTCGGGGGCTCTCCATATATTATATTCCTACTGCTCTCCACACCACGTTCCCCGTAGTGCGTTCGCCCTTATTATTGAAAAGAGACACTCTGAAAAACTTGGGAGAAGGAATGTCTTGGAAAGAAACCAAGGCGACCAATCCCGCATCTTCACTTTCAGGTGCAGCCGTAACTTCCCATACATCGAGGTATGGCATAGAAAAGTTTACCAGATTTCCAGTATCATTTGCGTTTCCGGGCCATTCTGGACCGTTCGTATTTGCCTCAGCCAAAGCGACACCAGAGTCATTTCGAATTTTAACGTCGAATTTAAGGTTCAATTCGGACACTCGGATAAGTCCCGTGGAGTCCGGAAGCATTCCAAGTGTGAATCGGATATACCGGAATCGCTGTAAAAACACCTGCGTAGCATTTTCTGCGGCTAATTCCCACGGGTCATTCACATCCACTTTAAATTCAACTTTAACATAATACAAAGGCGTGCCGGAAAGAATTTGAACCGTAGGTGTGACCACAAGTCTGATGGACTGCATGATTTGTCCATAATCAAATTCTTCTTGATACCACCCCTCTGTACCTGCTGGTTCCATCCAAGTAGGTCCGGCAATATCCACCTTGTTTTTCCATGTAGAGTCCGCTGTCGTTCCACCGAATCGTGCAATATTCTGCGTCCATGTTTCATTCTCATCTACGATAGGACCAATCATCCCTCCAATGCCATCAAGAACAAAATTATGGCGTGTTCCAGAGAAAACGGAATCCCAATCATAGAAAAGAACATAATCCGGAGGCTGAGAAATTACGCAAGTAATGGGAGTTGCGGTGCCTTTGTTACCTGCTACGTCTACCGGAACAACCCAATATGTATAATTACCGGATACAGCTTCAAAGATATTGACAATCAAAGCGTTGACATTGAAAATAAGTTCCGCGTATTCCAATTCATCCCCACGAAGTACCTCATAATGATGAATTGGAAAGAATACCGTGGAAGGTTCAGTCCAAACAAGAAGCGCGTTATTGTCGATGACGGTAGGAGTTATATAAACTCTGCCGGGAGCTTCGATTCGGAAACTCGTTTCTCCCCATGCTCCAGCATTTCCTCCAGTATCCCAACTACGAACCCTGAAAATGTGGTTTCCAGTTTTTTCAGGAGGTACGACTATCTGTGTCGCATTAATCCTTCCGAAAGATTCTCCTGTTGTACTATTTTCTATCTCGTATTCAGTTATTGGTAAATTGATTGTTGAAGGCGCTACCCAAGAAATAAGGATTTTATCTTCTTGAATTGTCGCTTTTACAGTTGGGGCACCAGCAGGTTTAATCTCGATAGAAACTTCACCCCAATCTCCATAGTTACCGACGATATCTCGTGCTCGGATTTTCCATTCATGAAACCCGACAGCTCCCGCAGGAACTCGGAAATAGTTGACTTTCGCTCTACCTACCGGAGTGAAATCCCCTTCAACGATTTCGAATTCATCTATCGGAAACGCCGACGATACAATAGGCCATTCTAACAGGATATCAGCGCCATCAATTCTTGCTGTCGGCTGGACCCTCCCGAGAAGATCCACTTCAATAAATGCAGGAACAGTACCAGATTCATTTCCAAAAATGTCTATAGCTTTCACTGTGAATTTATAATTACCCACAGGTCTTGGCGACACATATATTGAAGTCACATTAGAAAATTCCGTTCTTGACATATATTTATCATGAACTTCATAATTCTTGATAGGCCAAGAAGTTGTACAATCTGTCCAACTCAATTTAAGGCCATCGATAGTGACTTCCGTTTTAATGACAGGGTTTTTAGGTTTTTGAATAGTAACAGAAACGGGGGCAGGTTGCAAGGAAAAATTTCCAAGCGTATCCACTGCGCTAACTGTCATATTCAATGTGCCGAATTTATTTGGGACGGGAAGTATGATACTCGTGTCAATCGTTTTCCCTGTAATGTCCCCTTGAACAGCATAGTAATCTATATCAAGAGTGGCTACGGGATTCCAACTGATTTTTACCCCGGACGGAGGAAGAAGCTCAGCGGTAACGCCGTCCACATCAGGAGGCGGCGCGGTTTTTCCAATAACGAAATATCCGGTTTGAGTTATCCAATCACTGCTAATTCCCCGTACAGGATCGGTAACTTGGATAGACAAGTCATATAGCTCACCAGACTCCATATTCGAAATGACGACATATCCTTCGGATACGGAAGTTCGAACGGTATTGCCCCAAGCTGCTTCTTGCGTTTTCTTTGCACGGGCGTAAACCACACAATCTAACGAGGTTCCATCTCCAACCTTAAACCAGATACCAACCTGAGGAATGATATTCTGCCCAATCTTAACGAGCATGGATTCATCGGAAATTATCTGTATAATAGTAGGATTGGGAATAGTATAAGTAGGCAGCTTGTCAATGATAATAGGAGGATTCCAAGGAGGAATTTCTCCTTTATCCGCATCAAGAACTTCGGGAGAATACGGAATTGCTTTAATTTCCGCCGAAGAATTTTCGGCGGGCGCAATCTGAGTTACAAGGTATTTATCATTCGCTTCACCCATTAATGATACGCTAGCTAAATCTCCAATATAGGGAGTAGTAGCATATGTTATTGCAAAAGTAAAATAAATATGGGAATGTTCCTCTCCAAATTGTGGTTGAATTTGATAAGTAACAGTTTTTCCATATGGATTTCTAATTGCAATACCGTAAATAACATCACGTTCGCTAAAGACAATGGAATCATCAAGAACGACACCTACGGCGGGAGTATCAATGGGCCTTTCGGAATTTTCGTAAATAATATATTCCGTACCACCTGTATCCCGATAAATCAATCCTACAACACGTGCCGCTCCGAAAGTGTTCATGAGAACGTCATGGAAAATTTCAATAACGTCTCCACGATGACACATCCTGTGCTCCCAGTCAGCATTAATTGTAACGCTTAGGGGACGAAGAAGTTGTGATGCTAAATGATATCTTCCTTGCTTCCAGTTATTTGTCCACGTAGTAATGCCGGGAAAGTCGATTTCTTGAATATCCGTAGCATTGTTTTTATCAAATCCGTCCGCATAGCAGAAATCTTCCGATTGCAGGAAATTATTTTCACTATTAACAAATTTGATTCTAAGAGCATGAGGGACGTTAGGAAAAAGTTTCTCCATGCTGAATCCCCAACTATTACGCTGGTTGAATTGCTGCACAGGAGTTTTATTCTTATCGTCAATCACCACACCATATTTTCCATCTATTTCTGTGGTTACGGAAGCACGCGCTGCCGCAGCGATCTGAGTAAGACGTGACCACAGATTCTCTTCTGTATCACAAACAAAATCGAAAGTCCACCCCATTCGGGTACAATACTTATGAAACTCACGTAGCGTTGGTTCGTCAAGCTTGTCTTCCGTATAAGGAGAATTTAAAGCATGACGGGATGTCAATACATACCTATAAGCAGATGCAGGATTTCTCGTCTCCCTCCATTCCCACGTATTATTGCTAGTATTAAAGTCTGGAATCAATGCCGTGCAAATAGCATTAAAGTTATCGACGTATCCAGAAAGCTGTTCCGATGCCTGAATACGCAATTCAGAAACACATACGGGAACAGGAGTTGAAAAAGATTGACGATTTACAATAGCCCTTTTCGTCGCCCACGTAGCTTCATCATAGATATACTTATTTGAATTATCATCAGTAAGTCTTCGAATACGAACATCGTAATCTCCGTGAGGAACATTCACAGTATAGGTACGGGTCAAGGGCTTTAATTGCTGTCCAGAGATGGCAAATTTGTTAATGCCATTCACATATTGGTCAGGAATGACAATTTCATAAGTCGAATAATCATAAACTTCGACGCAAGTATAACTCCAATAAGGACTACCTAATCCATATCCGCATTTTTTCGTATAATGTTTTACTTCATTAATATACGGAGCGGCACCGGATACAGAACTTACCCGCAAGTCTTCGCAAGTATATGAATATGTATATGTTACCCGCTGTCTTCCATCATCATCAAATTCATAATGAGGAGTTGATACAAGAATAACTTTTGCTAATGGAACGGTATTAACTGGAGCTGTTTCTCCATCAGCCATATTGATATTACCAGAAAAATCACTATAGACAATAGAGTTTTTTCCGGCGTTTAAATAAAAGCCAGTTTTTCTTTTAAGCTCGATAGATGTCCCACGAATAGGGAATGACCCTCCGACAAGTCCTTTCCATACCGTATCATTCTTTAATTTATATTCAGCTTCAAATTCAACGGTACGATCATAGTTATCTCCATTTTTCTCATTGATGGAAGTCAGCCCTTTGGAGAATGTGATGTCTAAGCTGATTGTATCGCATTCTCCCATTGTCCGAGTAATATATCCAGCTTCTTTCGAGATTAAAGTCCCCACGGTTTCTTCATTAAAGGATTTGCCAAAATAGACAAGCCCCTCACCAGTGGTAGAAGGATGGAATCTGTGGTCAATATTTTTAAAGTTTTCTAAAGGCGTATCCCCAATTTTAAAATCTCTTACGGACATATCTGGGTGCCCCCAAATAACGCACATATTGAAATAGGTTTTATCCGATTCAATATTCGTCCAAGATTTCGCTGCCAAAGGAGGAGTGACCTTATTCCTTCCGAAGATAAGAGGAACAAAACCATATGGGTTCGCTCCGTTTCTTGCCCCGGAAATAGAATAGGTAGGAGATTCTTTTTCGGAAGATTTAGGTCCGCTAAGTTTAGGTGTTGCAGGAGGGCAAAGCATATTGACAGCGAGTGAGCCAACCGTTAAGATACCAAAACTTACTGCGGCACCAGTCCAAGTCAAGGCTCCCGCCGCTGTCATCAACCCCCATGAAGCCGGAGCAAGTACGGGCACTGCGATAGCAGCGACAGCTACAACAATGTTAAGGATTGTAGCAAAAGGATTTTTACCGCCGCCTTTACCGGGCTTAATGAAAAACTCGACTCTTTGACCATCCGCAGGATAAGTGACGGCCCATTTTTCTTTAGGGATATTGATAAAATCCACACGGCAAACACAATGCTTCTTTAGATATTCGGCATATGCGGGAGTGATAGCTTGGTTAGCCCGAAGAATTTTTACGGAGTCTGTGATGATGTTTTCAAGGGATTGACCTTCTTGGACTGTGAGCGAGACACGAGACGAACTTGCCCAATGCCGACCAAGAACTGTGATTTCCCCTCTTTTACGAGAGGCTCGCTTTTTCATTGCTTTACCGCGCATCTACGTGCCTCAAAATTCTCGTAATTCTGTTTTTCCATTCAGACGTATCGTACCTACGAATCGTACTATGCGCCCCTTCAAGTATGTCCAAAAGCCATCCATCCTCAACCCAAAGTCCGATATGTGTTTCAAGACCTCCAGTCCTAAAAATAATAATATCAAGAGGTTTGCGAGGCTCATTCGTAACGTCTATATAGCAACCAAGATCAATGTTCTTTTTTACCGTGGAGTTTACGTCTTTTCTACGATACGCATGAGAATAGGAATCCCCGAGCCACGGAAGATCAATGCCAAGCTCCTCTTTATACACGAGAAGCACAAGGCCATAACAGTCGCAACCTTCTTTCGATACTCCGTGATCCACAAAAGGGATTCCTATGTATTTTGAAAACTTGTCTCTCATTTTCATGTTTTATCCACTATAAAAAAGACTGTAAAAATATGCTTGAACAAATCTAAGCCACGGCACAGGCTCTTGCGAAGCCGTATTCAAGGAAATGCTGGCATCTACAGTTTGGGCGTTGATTGTTACGGAAGATAAATCAAATTCCGGATACACAGTATCAACAATATCCGGAAAAGCGGTGGTAACTATTTCAAAAGTTACTTTAGGAGTGCGTCGATCTGTTTTAACAAGATACGGTGCTATATACCGCGAAACATTGTCGATTGAAATTTTGCATTCAGGAGGCGTCTCTTGCCTAGAGTCCGGGGCAATAGCTCTCATGGGAATATAAAGAAATTCTTTGCCACGGGATATCGTTCCGTAGATAGGAAGATTAGTTTCCGTATCATTCCTGAGAAAAACCGTAGGGTCGGACGATAGATAAATAGGTTCCGTCCAGCTTGGATGCGTAATTGTCAAAAGAACTATGTCGGCGTTATCCGTTTCCTGCGCCATCATCGACGCCACCGTACTAGGCGAGAGGGGCATCGTAAAAAACCTCAAAGGTAAAATCTACTTTCCATAGGCCGGGAGCGATGAAATTTATTTCATACAATTCCGTGTCCGACTTCGGCATTATACGTACTTTTACATTTTTGTCAAGTCTAGGATGAGGAAATTCAAAGGCTTTTGCCCCACCGCCAAGAATTGTTCGGATAAAGGTTTCTAATTTTTTAGTAGCTGCCGTAGTCATTTTAAAAGATACATTCATTTTTCCGGGAGTCGCGCTTCCCCTCCGTCTAACTTTACTCGGACCTGTATCCATAGTAGACACAAGAAGGTTGGACGGCATTGATTCGGAGTACCCTCCGTCTGCGAAGGGTACTTGAGGAAGATCTGCGGGCCAAGTAATACTCATATAATCACCGCTTAATCGTCGGGGGAGTAGCCCCGGTTTGAGTTCTGATAGCATAATTGGCTTTGGTGCCGGGAGTAAGCATCTGCTGTGCGGCGACATCACCAATTATAACATCTATGCTTTTTGACCCATTTGCATTCTGAGTTTGTTTGGTTTGTGCCTTTTGACCAGTAGAATTATAAACATTTACAAACACCTCGGAAGATGAAGAAGATGTGGGTCGGCTCGACTCATTTTCTCGTTTAGAAATGACGCCGAGTTTACCTGAGCTTGTTCTCGTCAAAGGCATAATAGCTTCGGGTCCAGCTTCTCCCATCAATCCAGCACCATTGGCATACTGGCTGATTTCTTTTCCGTAAGAGAAAAGAGTCGGTGAAGTTACTATCGAATTGCTATGACCAGAAATTCCAGTCATCACGCCACCATTGGCTTTTCTATTAATACCGCCGAACCAAGACGAGAATGAAACCGCATTATCGGCACCGCCTCCACCGCCAATACCTCCGGTGAAGAGGCCAAGCGCAGATTGGAGAATGCCGGACATAAGCTGTTGCGCAAGCAATTTTGACAGGCTTCTGATCATGTCATTGACCAAGCTATCAAATGCCTCTCCGAAGGACTTAAAGTCTCGCATACCTCCTACCACAAAATCAGATAAGGCGGCAGCCATGCTATCCGTAGTAGAGGTTACTACTTCTCCCAATCCAAGAGCATAGTTCTTGTGCTGATCATAGTAGTCTTTGATACCAAGTTTCAGATTATCTAAAACACCACCAGACGTACGGATTCTCTGTTCCGCCATCCATTCATCAATACGGGCAACGGTATCGGCATATTCTTGTTCAGCGGCGATTCTTTCTTCTGTGGAAGAGAACGCGGAATTGGATATAGACCTATAGAGCTTCTCAGCGGTGTCTTTCCATTGCTTAGATTGCTTTTCATAGGATTTAAGTGCGGCCTCACCCTTATCGCCAGAAACGATTTCGGAATAAGCCCTTTCAAAGTCCATCAACTTTTCACGAAGATCATCGACAGCTTTTTTTTCTTTTTCCGCTTGCTTGGCGAACAATCCTTCTTTGAGCTTGTTGCTCAGGAACTCTTGCGCCTCAGCAACGGAATGTAATCCATCAGGAAGCTCATCTTTGTAGATTTCCGCGACTTTTTTAATATCAAGTTTATGTGTAGCCAGTGAAGCGTTTAATTTTTCAATTTCGGCTTCAACAATTTTTGCGAAGTTCGTTTCGGTTCCAAACAACTTCTGTACGCGAACATCAAATCCTTCAATATCAAATTCAGGGATTTTCTTTGGCTTTTTATTTGCGTCTCTTTTTGCTTTGCGATTAGCATCTTCTGCGGCAACAAGAGCTTCGGATTTTTCAGCGATTTCTTTATAGACTTTAGCTACATCTGCGGCTATTTTATTTCCTTGTGCATTAAGGAGATTCGTAAAATCACCGGATTCTATAGCTTCTAATATCTGTTTCTCCTGCCCTTTTTGAAGTTCTTTCATTGATGAAAGGGTAGTCAAAGCAGCACGAGAGGTCTTACTCCCTACTGTTGCTAATTTACCTTCAATAGCAGCGAGTTTTTGTTCCGCAGATTGGAGTGCCGCAACAGACAACGCAGAATTTAGTTTTGTTCTAAACTCGTCAATATCTTGAGATGAAAGATGGAAAGTCTCCCCAAGTTTTTCAATGATTGAATCGAGAGTAGAAGCGTCCGCTCCAGAGGATACTGCCGCCTCAGCTACAAGCCGGAAAGCATTATCAAGTTGACCAGATTGACTAGACATAGAATCAAAAGCTGATTCAAGCTCTCTCATCTTTTCTTCGGTCAAAGTATTGGCGTTCTGCTGTTCAGTATATGCTGCAAGGAGATTCCGAGTCTTGTTTTCCAACTGCTCTTGAGCTTCGGACATTTGGAGAAGGCCACGAATCTGAGTTTCGAAATCCTCCTGTCCAGCAAGTTGCTTACCAAATTCTGTAGTCTTTGTCCCCTTGCGAATAGCTTCGTAGGCTTCCGCGAATTTAGTTATGCTATTCCCGCTTTTGTTCGCTTCTCCGGTGAGTGCTTCCAACGCCGCTTTAGCTGCATCTGCGGTATCTTTTGCATTGAGAATGGCACCACCGAAATTATCCCATTGCTTAATGACCTCTTCGGATGCACCAGCTTCTTTCATGCCGTCCTTGATGGTACGGAACATGATCTTGAAACGATCAAGAGTATTCTTAATCATTTCATCTCGGGCTTTCGGATCGGTTTCTTCGTTTAATGCTTTATCAATAGCATCACGAGTCTCTTTAGCAAGCTTAACGGCTTGACTTCTCAAGGTAAAGAGAGCTTCTGAATCCGTATCGGAAAGCGGTCCGAGAATAGAGTCGAAGAAACTCACCACTTTAGTAGAAGAGAATACGTTAGGAAGCTCTTGAAGGGCTTGAATAAAGTCCATCTGACGCTTTACGTATTCACCGCTAAGATATTGTTCTTGAAGACGTTTATTGGAGTTCGAAAGATTGTTCTGACTTGCCGCAGCTTTTTCGGACTTACTGGCAATTTCGTCGAAGCTCTTGGCATATCCGGAAATGAATTTTTCAGAATCGGACATCTGGTTGCTAAGAGCGTATGCCGCAGTACCTACCGCGACTAGAGCAGTGACGGTAAGCGCGATAGGATTGGCGTTAAAAGCAAGTGCGAATTTAGCGATTACAGCTTGTGCGGCTTTCATTATGCCGGAAGTTTCCGCTGCGGCTACTCCAGTTAAAGTGAAAGCAGTCCTGAGATTCTTGAGCGCATCTACCGCAACACCGAAAGCCGTAGTAACTTTAAGCGTTGTATATACAATCCCAATCCACTTCACGAAATTCATTATTGAATCAATGTTCTGTCCAATGAATTTCGTAATTTCCGTAAGTACGCGAATAAAAGCTGCTGCACCCTCAGAATCCATCATTGCGGATTTAAGGTCAAACCATGCGGTAGCCAATCTATTAAGCTCGGCTTGCAGACCGTGAGAAGCTTCTTCCGCTCCCTTAGCATACGTCTTTCCGACTTCTTCCGCAAAGGTACGAAGATGTTCAAGTCCCACTTCGCCTTTTTGGAGCATATCGTCAAGTTGTTTTGTGGTCACTCCAATAGCTTTCGCAAAAAGATTCACTGCACCGGGCATTCTTTCAGAAAGCTGCAACCTAAGTTCTTCCGCGCTGACCTTACCCTTAGAAATCATCTGAGAGATAGCGAGGAACACAGAGTTCATCTGTTCGCCAGTGAGTTTAAGCGCAACGCCCATCTGGGAGAAGCTTTTAAAAATCATCTGAGCGTCGTTTTCTAAGACAGTACCTTTCGCGGAAGCGAATAAGGCTTTCGCAGCTTGCGCAGTATCGATAAAAGACAGGCCGAGTTCATCACTTACTTTACGCACAAACCCGAGGGATTGCTCGGCTACTGCGGACTCTCCGTAAATCGACTTGAAAGAAAGCTGTAAGCTATCAAGAGCGGTGGTAGCGTTAAATACGGACTTGGTAAGCTCGACCATTCCGTACATACCGAAAGAAACGCCTACAGCGCCCGCTGCGGCTTGAACACCAGAAGTAAGGGAATACGGCGTAAGAAGCCCGGAAACGCCTCTACCACCCTGTTTTGTGCGTTCCTGAGTGTCAGCAAATCGACGAAGAACCTCGTCAGACGCATTGATGCTTTTCGCAAACTCAATAGCTTCGGCGGATGTAAGCCCATACTCACGCTGCATCCGTTTTAACTGAGTTACCGCCCTTTCAACACCGCGCATCTCAAGGAATTTTTGCATCATAGAAGACGCTTTCGTCGCATCTACGCCGAAAGCACCTTGCAGAGCGTTCCCAATTTTATCAGTCTCACTTTTAATTCCTGCGGCGGCGGTTTTGGCGGACGCTTGAATACTTCCGATTGACCTGATAATATTTATAGAAGCATTAGTAATATCAGCAACGGGCAGGGCTTTCTCCATGCTCCGAGAAATTTGCTGGCTTGTTTGAGTGATTACTTCTTTAAGATTGGTGAGAGTGCTTGCTGTTTTACTATCGTCAAGCTCCACCGGAATAACTAGCCGTGTGAGTCTTTTAGTCGCCATTAAGATCCCTCTTCCGTGGACAAATATTTTTCAAGCACTTTTTCGGCTGAATCCGCAGTTTTACGCACATATCCCGCAGGTTGAAAAGGGTTTGGTGTGGATTTACCGGGAATGCCATGCTCTTCTTTTTTTGAAAAAACGTAGACTTTTCCGTCTACTTTACTTCTTTCCGTAAATCTGATAATTTCTTTCGTAGCTGGATCTCTGAATACTATACCGGGAGGTACGCCAAGTTTGTCTTCATATCGCATCCATTTTTTAGGACTTCTTTTTCCCTTGACAACATGGGGCTCCGTACCGTATTCAAGAAAATGTGCATACCAAGCTCCAGCGTCAACAAGTTTAGCTTTTTTAGGTATTCTTTTTGATGGACGGACAAATGGCGTTTCTCTAAAATTTTCATTGGGCGTTACGTACCAAGGGTTCTTGGAAAGGGGGATACTTTTAGCATTTTTTATCATCTCAAGACGGAGCGCATTAGAAAAGCCCGTAAGGACTTTCGCACCCTCCGTCTCTATTTGAAATGAAATTTCAGAGAGAAGTTTGAGCGGGAGTTGTTGTACATTAAAAGCCATGTACACCTCCAATCCATTACGGGCTTTTTAAGGGAGATTGAAAATGAAAAAATTTTACGTTTTGCTTAGAGTCTTTGTTTCTGTTGAAATCATCGGTGCCTTGATTTTTGCCTTTGGTATTCTTGCGGACGTGAATGGAAAACCTTATGGTACAAAGTTGGGCATAATCGGTTTGTATATGGCATTGAGTTGCCATGTGCTACTCAAGAGTGCAATTATTCCGGGCATCAATCAGATTGTTTCGATGCGTAAAGAATGGGAGGCGCGCAAACGGCTGGATAAAGAAAACGCTGCGAAGAAGTAGGCGACTTTTTTATTCAATAACTTTTCCGCCATAAAGAGCGAACATCGCCTTTTCTTGTTCTTCGGGGGTCATCTCTCTTTTTCTAGGAGATTGGCCCCCTTCTTCATTCTCTTGTTCTTCGTTTTTAATCTTATGGTAGGCAACCCATCCCATGAACTCTTCTACGTCCATGTTTTCTAAAAGCTGGTTTACCGTCATATGAAGATCACGCGCAAGAGAATACGCAAACATCCAAAGCCAGCCAGTAGTTAGTTTTTTTCTGCCTCTTCCTGAGCCTTTTCATTGATAGTATTCATCTTTGATGCGGCTTCAACCAAGGCAGTAACAACCTGAACATCCTGACTCAAAAGCCAATTGATGTCATTTTCAGTAAGCATCTGGTTGCCGTTCTCATCGACAAGGCAAGCAATAACCATGCGGTACATCGCAAAGTTATACTCTTCGACCTTTTTATCCTCGTCTTGAACTTTCTCGGCGCGGCTATAAATTTTCATTGCTTCCCCGGCGCTCAGTCTACGCATGTAAACTTCCGCGTCCCATACGGGGATATAAAACTTGTCTTTCACAACAGTAAGACTATTACGCAGCTCCGCAAATTTTTCAATAGTAAGAATAGCCATATGATTCCTCTCCTGAATTTTTTTTTCGAGAGGGAGACGATTCTCCCTCTCTTTCTATTTGGTTGTTATAGATTAAACGAAAGTGATAGCAATATCGGTCTTCGTACTGCCGGAAATGAGATTCGCATCAGCATTAGCAAAAGCGCTATCCATAAAAGTCAAGGCGATATTAAAAACATCTGCCTTATTAGTAGCGGCTCCAGTGAAAGACAATTCAGCAACCGTATCACTAACTTTCTTAAGAGCACCAACAAGTCCCGCCGGAACATTAGCCAATTTATAATGCGTATTTGCGGTAAAGTTTGCGGCGTTTTCAACGCTCGTAGTAAATTTAGCAGTAGATTCCTTACCCGGAATAAGCGTTACAGTAACTTTACCAGTCACAGCGCCAGACGATTCAGTGCCAGCGAGTGTGCTATCCCAACTCAAGGTTGCGCGTTTACCACCAAAAACCCATTCAATCTTGCTGGAAACATCGAAAGTGTACGTAGTCGTATTCGCAGCACCGACACCACCAGAAAGCGGCATCCCGGTAAGCTGGCCCATGAAGTACATAACCGTACCCGTGGGGAATTCTACCTTACACGGACGGTAATCACGAGAGTACAAATCTTGCGTCAGCAAATTCTGATGCGTTTCACAAAGGTCATCAACATAACCGTTAAAAGTAATAGTGCCGTTATCAGGAATATCCGAGATTTTTTCTACGGCTTCCGATTGAGTAGTCGTAACGGTAATTGTAGGTTTGGAAATGTTAGGTCCATTCCAAGCCGAAATTCCCGGAACGTGTTCCCATACTGCCGTAGCGAAAGAAGACCCCGTACCACGGAAGAATTTCAGTCCTTTACTCGTTCTGGCTTGATAAGATACAGCCATTGTTAAGCTCCTTCTTCAAGGATAAAATCTACAGATTGAATATGCCAAATATTTTGCCCAATCTGCGTTGTTCCATAATGATCTCCATCTACGCAAGATGGAAACTCCGTTTCCGATAAACTTCTGATAATTTCGGAACCCTCTGTGGCGTCTGCATAGTTGGTGCTCATTACATCAACTTGTACACGGACTGACCGCAATAAGTCTCCCCTATCAGAAAGTGTTTTGTCCAAGGGATCTCCGGAAATTCGATGAATTAGAACGAAGCGTTTAGTATTAGCTACAGTGTTCGCTTCGACGATTCCTTGGAAAATATTTTCACCAAAAAATTTTTTTACTTCTTGAGACTTTATGAAAAGTTGAAAAAGTTTTGTTTCCGCTCTTTGGACAAGCTTTAATGGCGTATTAAGCATCGGAAAGTCTCCTACACATAACTTCAAGATAAGTATTCTCTTTATTTATAGGAGGTGACTTTACTTCCAAAACAATATCGCCTTCATGATCCGAATGTAATATGAATCTACTTCTGTCTGAAACGTCCGAACGAAATCTCATGGAAAGTCGTATCGTCCCTTCTCCTTGAGACTGAGAAGCAATCCAATATTCTCTCCCAGACATATATTCAATGCCAACATAGATGTCAGCTACAGGATGATATAAACTTGTCGGTGAACCAGTAACGTCTCTTGATCGAACTTCTTTAAGCAATGTCGCTCTTTTATTTAATACGGCAGGATTTGAAGTATAATCAAGCATATCAAACAAATCCTATAATTTTAAATGTGTCCAATATATTATCTATAAAATTGCTTGGAAATAATGCGTCGTTAGATTTGCCAGCACGAAGGGCTATTTCAGACCTTTGCTGAAAGAGCGTTCCTGTACGAACCATAATCCATTGTTTCAAAGGATGAGGACAATTGCTTACAAAAACTTTTTGAGTTGGGATCGCATCAGGCGAAATATGTAATTTCGGAATTTCCGTGATAGGAGGAAGCTTTACAGATTGGGCATCTACATAATTATGAAATTCATCGTGAATGAAACCACCAGCATAATTTATGATGAGGGATGCACCTTTTACAATTGATGCTTCCGTAGTCTGAATTTCTACAACATCATCCTTGACAAAAATGGCAAGCACGGGTACGTTGTTTCCAACGGAATCATAGATTTGAAAATTTTCTGGTTTTGCATCGCCCATAATGGGTCGATTGAATACGAGAATAACACTAGATTCAGTGAATCCGGTTTTAGCTGGTTCAATGAAAGGAGATTCGTTAGTTACAATTTTTTCCAATTTTTCTTCTACCGTATATCCAGCGCGAAGAACAATTTTTGGATTGAGGGGAAATCCGCTCAAAGGGGAGAGAGATCCAATAAGCGGATTTCCTTGCGGCGACAACGCAGGGTATTCAACGGTATACAGGTCAGGAGAGACAGGCTGACCCGAAGAGTCAAACACTTCTACGGATGTAACGGGAACCACGGGGAGAGGAACCGCAGACCCATTCATCTCTTTTTCGGAGGGAGTCCACGACCATTCTGAATCTACAAAAACTCGCCCGGTCTTCTGTTCCGCGTGAGTCGTAGCGGAAGCTATAAGATTTTCAATATAAAAATCTTCTTCCGCAGTTGTGGTATTCAGCCTCAAATGCTGCTTAACCTCTTCCACAGAAACAGGATAGCATTTAGGGGCAATGGTCATGTCAAGACTCATATCGTCTATTTCCCTTCGTTGATTTTATGCTTTACTTTATCGGCAAGCTCGGTAAGAACAATCTCGGCGGAACCGAAACCGGAACGACCACCGACAAAAGCAACGATAGTCAGATTTTCCCTTTTAAGTCGTTCATCAAGCCCGGCCTTTTTCAGGTCCTCTACGATACCCATAACATCTTCTGAAACGGAGGGGGCGGTATCCGCCCCACTCACAATTTCTTTTGATGATTTAGGCTTCGCGGAAGACTTCGGGGTTTCATCAGCGGAGACTTCTACAGGAGATGCTACGCTGGTAATCGCTTCGTTGATAGCCATAGGGGATTACTCCACCGGAACGAGGTCGGCACGCATCAGGACCGCATGAACGGTCGGGGTGCCAGCGGACTTAGTAACTTCAACCTTCACGAACTGGCGGCTACCGATGTAACCGACTTTAGCACTCTTGGCGGACGCAGTGACTTTCACTTCCGCAATGGGTTTAGTGAGGTCCAGAGGTTCAAGTTCCTCGGTAGCGGTAGAATCCGTGTCGCCATGCGTAATAGCAAGCGAAGCTTCATTGGTGCCGTCACCTTCGAGCACGAAAGTAACGGAATTGAACCCCTGAATGTCAATGGGAGTTCCCGAAGTAACCGGGACCACCTTCATATGAGATGCAAGATCTTTCATAGCCATAATGATTTCTCCTTTTTTGCTTAGGCCGCGAACTTGAGCAGCTTAATCGCTTCAAAGTTCTGAATGCCGCCGCCAGTACGCAGGTCAATGTTGAAGATAACGAGAGGGGCCTTGGTCACGGTGTCTCGCTGGATACGCATACCGCGACGTTCGACAACAAGATATCCCTTACGGAAGTTGCCGAAGGCTATAGAGAAAGCATTGGCTTCAATGTCGGGCATATTTTCGTCAATTTCGATGTTGTAGCCGAGCAGGGTGTTCGGCTTGCCCATCTGCAAGGACGGCTGCCACAGATAGTTACCATCGTTATCCTTGAGCTTACGCACGGAGGACTCGGTAAAGGAGTTCATCAACCAGTTAGCGCCCTGACGATAACCACGTTTCAGGAAGGTGGTCATATCGATAAGGCAATCGGCGGGGCCTTTATCCTTAGAGGCAGAATCGTAAGGAAGGAACGCACCAGACTTGCCAGTCTTAGCAAAACCGAGCTTGCCCCAATCAACACCAGCCTTGCCAGTCTGTTCGGCAACGGGATAGGCAAGAATGCCGAAAGGCTTCTTCACGCCATTGCCCCACACATGGGCATGAGCAATCGTTTCACCGAAGGCGATACGAGTACTGTCCATGAGTTCGGCTTCAATATCAACATAAGAGTCTTCGATGAGTTCGGAAGACAAAGTAGGCTTCGCCATGAGCGTATGGACATCCCACTTGAGCTGACCGTAATCCGGAGTCTTGGTTTCGCGGCGCGTTTCGACTTCACCAGTCCACACAGCAGATGATTCGGAAAGACGGACAGGACGTTCATAGCTTGACGTACCCGTAGTCTTCTTTTCAGCAAGACGATAAATCGCAGAGTCATCACGAGCGAGTTTCAGGATATCACGTTCGACTTCCACAGGGACGAAAATGCCACCATAGGTATCAATACCAGACAGGAGGGTCTTCATTTCCGTTTCTGACTTGGGAAGGCCATAAGCTTTCGCGGCGCGCATTTCAGCTTCAATAAGAGCTGACTTTGATTCCTCGGGAAGATCCTGATAATTGGTCTTGTGGACGGTACGGAAGAAAGCGGACTTAACCATATCTTCACGAGTCTTCGGATCACCAGAGGGGGCGCTTGAAATCTTGAGACGCTTAATCTCTTCGTCCGCCTCAGCCTTATACTTCTTAAAGTCTTCGTCCTGTTTAGCAAGCATTTCTTTGAGATCGGAAATAGCGGCAGAGCTATCCTTTTTCAGGAGTTCATCACGCTTGTCGAGAGCAGCCTTCTGCTCCTCCCAAAGTGCATTGATCTTGTCGATAATAGTATTTTCAGCCATAAAAACACTTCCTCTTTTCGAGATTTTTAAAATAGATAAAGTAAAAAGTACCTCCCATTCATCCCGAACTGAGGCATTGCCAATATTGACTTTGATAGTGTAAATCATATTTTTACATTTTTGTCAACCCCTTTTTTAAAAAGAACAAAAAAATTACGCCGTCTCAATTAAGAAAACGGCGTAATAATCAGTCATATTTTTTATTAAAAATTATTTTTTAAACAATGCTTCCAAGGCTTCCAGAGCTTCCCTTTCTGCATTTTCTTTACGTTTGGCAGCAATAACCTCATCAAGCCATGCAGAAAGTTCTTCGTCCATTTTAGCTTCTTCTGTATTTTCAGAAACAGTTTCGCCTTTCGTTTTATCTTCGGCGTTATTTTCGGGAGTATTGTTTTCGGGCTCATTCGACTCTTCGGAAATATTTACGGATTCCTCTTGGATGCCCTTGGGTTCTTCATGAGTCTCCTTAGATTCTTCCGGCTGTTTAATTCCTTTGATTTCCGCATCAATATCAGCGGAGATAATGGATTTAAGCTGAACAACGATATCTTTGGCTTCCTTATTAGAAAAACCTTTTTCACGGAGGAATTGTTCGGCATCTCGCAGAGTGCCGATATTTTTCACCGCGTCAATAGTAGCTTCCGTATTCATGGGAAACGTCACCACAGACCCTTCAATAAGATGTACTTTATTTAATTCTCGGACAGTATATGCGGAAAATTTCCGACCGTATTTCTTTCCTTCCACATATTTATAATCTCTGGCTTGATAGCCAATGCTCATGCCCATAGAACCGGGGTCTGATTCTTTCAAGACTGTCCACATATCTTTGCCAGACGTGGTACTGAAAAGTTTCCCTTCTACATAAAGGCCCTTTTCATCCTCACGCATAAGCGTCCATTTTCCAATAGGCTCAAGATCATCAGCGGTAAGTTTCATGCCGCCATGCTGCTTTAGCATTGGAGGATAATGCCCCTTATTTTTCCATTCTCGGAGAGTGTCTTTAAATGCGCCGGGCATGATAACGTCCATACCTTGGTCGACATTATTGCAAACGGCGAGATATCCGGAAAATGTATATTGATCTCCGTCATCACTTTTACATTCAAGATCACTAAAAGGGCAAAAATGTTTCGTTTCAACTGTCATTATTTTTTCTCCGAATTTCCTTTAAATTCGCTCTCCAGTTCCGCCAACTCTTTTTTAATGAGTTCATATTCAGTACAGGTTGGGTCGACGCCTTGCCGCAAAAGCTCCTCTACCCAATCCAAATCACGTTTCTTGAAATAAATAAGCTTAGAAAGGGTGGCTTGATCTTTACTCATTGTCTTCGTCATTCCGTTGATCGCCATTGTTCGTCTCTCCGTTTTTAGGTTTTTTCGGAATTGTACTACCTGATTGAGGAATCTGCGCGTCCATTACGTCCGCTTCCTTAACAATGGATTCTACAGTCCTCATAGCCCCCTGCATAAATAGCTCATCGCCGCCCTTGACGGGATTCATTTCAGACAGGGCTCGAACTTCGTTAGGAGTCATATATCCGGAATTGATGGCAGTACGATAAACTTCGGCACGGCTTTTTGCGTCGCCACGAAGCAATCCATCATCCATGAACTTGAAATACAGACCTTCCTTTCTACGCTGTTCTTCTGTGAGCAAGAATTTATTAGCACTCGTTTCAATACGCCGATACCACGGATCAAGCGTATGAATTTTATGCTGTAAGAAAAGCTGTTCGGAAGATGCGTACGTTGTGGTCTTCATATAATCAAAGACCATGATTGGCATCACTCCCCAATTTCGACAAAGATCCGCAACTTGGAATTGACGATTCTCAACAAACTGAGCGTCCTGATTAGTCATGGACATCTGCTGATATCGAAAATCGTTGCTCAAGATAATTGTCTTATTGGCATTTCTTGAACCGCTATATTCTCTCTCCCACGTCTCACGAATACGCTTTCTCTGTTCCTCTGTCAAGTCATTTACTGCGGTAAGAATTCCGGAAGGTTTAACTCCATTCTTTAAAGATGTTCCAAGATATTTATCCGAAGACAAAGAAAGACCAATAGCATTTTTTGCCAGTTTGACAGGAGACAGTCCACGAATAACATCGTACCCCCTCCACTTCAAATGCCACATATCCTTTTCAGGAATTTCAATATATCGCCCGTTTTCGGTCGTTACAAAATATTTTGACCGAAGCCCAAGAGAATCAGATTCATCCATCTGAACATTAACCATGCCGGGAGGGAAAGGATACATCTCCTTAATCTCTCCACGTACTCTTACAAGCCAAACGAAAGCCTCTCCAGTCAGCGCGAGATGCAAGCCGAGAGTCTCCCGAAATTCAAATTGGCTTTGATATGGATTTGGGCCTTCCTCAAAAAGCCAATACAATGGATGATTTTCCGCTGGCTTTCTAGTATTTCCCTTTTTTTGATACAAACGAAAAGGAACCTGAGCGATACCATTGGAAATAACGGAAACACAAGCCAAGACGACAGAACAATCAAGTGCTGTCCGTGTGGTAACGGGAGTACCGGAATCGGAAACAGAAATCGAATTTAAGAACGAATCATCCATATTCGATTTATATTCTGAATCCTTTTTTCGGAAGTTATTGAAAATATTTAAAAAACCCATAGTACCTGCCCTACGGTAAAAATTTACTACTACGTCCTATACGACATATATTTTCCTTTGTCAAGTAAAAAATTGACAAAATTGTAAAATAGGAAAAATATGGGGCGTAAATACGCCCCATTATTAATTTTTATTTATATCAATATTCGGAATAGGTGATTACTTTATTTTCTTTCAACGATTTTTGAACATCAATGATACGCTGATTGCTGCTCCCCCTGAATTTAAGATTTGGGTCTTTTAGGGAATCAATAAATGTTCCGTCGACAACGGTTATGACCTCAGAAAGCACTTTATCGCGCAAAAATGAATGTTTAACCAAATCCTCAAACTTATATCCGGTCCAGATCCAGATGGGCTTATTAACTTCCCATTTAAATCTTTGAATAAATTCCGCAAGGTCTTCGTGGTTTTGTTGGAAAGGTTCTCCTCCGAGTATTGAAAGACCTTTAATAAATGGTTCTTTTGCCGCCTCAATAACAGCTTTAATCTCAGGTTCTCTAAATTCGGAGCCCTCGTAAAAAGGCCACGTTTCTGGATTAAAACAATTTTTACAATGATGGCTACAACCTTGAAAATAAATACTTACTCTAATGCCGGGGCCATTCGCTATGTCCATAAGACGAATTTTTGCATATCTCATTAATTATTTCTCTTTCCTTTATGGTTAAAAAGAATTAGGTCGATTACAGCATTATAGCCATCCTCATCTCCAACAATATAGAATTGAGAAGACAAGTTAGTATACTTATCAAAAATCTCTTTGATGATAGAATCTTTCTCTTTTGCTTCCGTTTCCGTTTGAATTCTACCTGTCGAGGAATATTTTTTAACCCTTTTTACAAGAACATCTATTGTTTTTGCAGACTGATGAAGGTTTAAAATTAGATTTGTCAAAGGCGCGGAGTAATAAGACCTAGGAGCGATATATGCCAGTCCAATCAGGATAGGCGAGTCCGTAATAACATAATCAACTTTTCCAAGAAGCCTATCTACTCGATGCCATTGCTGCGCAGTAACGAGCAATTGATCATTCAGTAGGTCGACGCTATTGTCCCATACACAATCTTTAGCAAACTCAGTTACAAGCTCGCAAGAAATCCCACACAGCTTTAGCTCCGAGAATATATGGGCGGCTCCGGTACTTTTCCCGCATCCGGGGCCTCCATAAAGATTGATAACTTTAGTATCCTTCATATACATACGGCTCCTTTCTTAATCAAATCTTCCCAAAGCTCTTCTCGCTGCTCCAAAGGAATGAGGGCTATACTAAGATGCAAAGGAGCTTTGAAAATTATATCAATTTCCCTTTTTTCTTTTAACTTGCACCATCCATCCCCATACGCCACTTTCTTATTTGAAAACCAATGCTTACGAGCATAATAGATTTCAGAATCATCCTTATCGTATTTATCAATTTCTTCTTCTGGTATTTGCTCCTTAAAAAGAAGATCATATTGAGAATAGCGTCCCTTAACCCGAAAAAGGTTAAGACCATTTGCAAAAGAAAGAGTTCCATCCTCGATAGGAAAGGCGTCATCCCCAATATCCACAATTCTGCATCTATGAGTTCCAAGAACAATTCTATGGATGGGGCGTTTTTCGGTAGGGATGAACAGTGTGAATTTAGGTATTTCTATAATAGTTTGATATAGCTCGCTCATTATTACACCTCCTTAAAAATATCATCTACTTTCTTTAAACACGCCTCTATTTCCTTCTTACATTTTTCGCTATTAAGCCATTCTCCATAGAGCGTATCACAAATAGCAGTATAATCTGGACGGGCTTTTTCTCTAAGCTCCTTTCTAAAATCAGGGTCACACATTTCTGCGGGGGTTACGGGCCGCCCAAAAAGTTCCTCAACATAAGAATGGTATTCACTCCATGCACCCATCAGAAATCCAGTAAATGCGGAAACTACCGCACCTTCTCGATTCGTAAACTCCATAGATCCTCCTTTATTTAGTAAGGGCCTGTAAATATATTTTACTTACAGGCCCTATGTCTATCAGCTCAAGTCTTCATTGTCAACATGCAATACTCGGGCACCGATTTCCTCGGTTCGTCCCTTGTTCCAAAAATTATCACCCAAGTAGCCACAAGTTCTACGGCAAACAGTAAGATCATCTCGATTGACCGTATGGCACTGAGGACATTCCCAGTCAAGATTATTATTCAGTTTGATTTCTCCTCGAAATCCACATTTAGCGCAATAGTCCGATTTGGTATTGATCTCAGCGTACTGAATAGTTTCATACATATAAGAAACCAATTGATCAATCACTTCGAGATTCTGCTCCAAATTCGGAACTTCCACATAGCTGATGCAGCCGCCAGAAGAAATTTTCTGAAATTGAGATTCAAAACGAAGTTTATCAAATGCGTTAATCTTTTCGGTTACATCAACATGGTATGAATTTGTCAAATAATCTCGGTCAGTAATTCCCTTAACCACTCCAAATCGCTTCTGAGTTGTCTGTGCAAGACGATAAGTCGTAGATTCAGAAGGCGATCCGTACAAGCTGAATCCAAGACCGGATTCTGCACGCCAATCATCGCAAGCTTTTCTCAATCTACGCATAATACGTACAGCAAGTTCTTCTCCACGTTCCGTAGTATGTGATTCTCCGATAAGAGCAAGAACGCATTCATGGAGCCCAATGTATCCGAGAGACAAAGTTGAATACCCATCTTTCAAATATGGGTCAATTACATCATCTTTTTTAAGGCGAGCGATAACTCCATGCTGCCAATGAATAGGAGACTTTTCGGCCTTCGTACCAAGAAGGCTCTTATGTTTGCACATGAGGCCATCATGAACCAATTCAAGGCGCTCGTCAAGGATTTTCCAGAAAGCATCAATATTACCACCTGCGGAAAGTCCTGCATCCGCAAGGTTCAAAGTTACCACGCCCTGATTGAATCTATTATACCATTTCAGCTTACCATCTTTATCTCTATATTGAGAAAGAAAAGAACGGCATCCCATGCAGGGGAAAACATCTTCATAATTTTCTTTCATCTTTTTTGCGGAAATGAAGTCCGGCATCATACGCCTAGCTACGCATTTCACTGCTAGATCTGTCAGATACCGATACTTACTATCTTTAGGAACATTATTTTCATCAAGCACATACAGGAGTTTAGGAAACGCGGGGGTAACATACACTCCGGCTTCATTCTTCATCCCAATATACCGCTGCTTAATCATCTCTTCGATAAGCATTGCCGTCTCTTCAATATATTCAGGATCTTCATTCAGATACATGAAAATACTAAGGAACGGAGCTTGCCCATTGCTTGTCGAAAAAGTGTTCACCTGATATTGAATAGTCTGTAAACCATCTTCAATTTCTTTGCGAAGCCGCTTCTTGGCAATATGCTCAACTTCTCGATTCCCGCAAAGCTTAGTGGGAGACGCAAGAGGGACATCATCCCCAAAAAGTTCTTCCCTAACTTGGTTTTTAATCTTTTCGTAACTTACCCTAACATACGGAGCGAGATGCGCGAGGGAAATAGTCTGACCACCATATTGTCCACACGCTACCTGTTGGACGATCTGCGTAGCGACTGTACAGGCTGTCCTGAACGACTTAGGAGTCTCAATCATCTTCTTATTAATAACGGTTCCGTCCTTAAATGGACCACGCAAATCAACAAGACAACAGTTAAAAATTCGCTGCACAGCATAATCCAAATCATGAAAGTGAATAAGCCCGTCTTTATGAGCCTGTACAACATGAGGGGGAAGCATGTGCCGCATAGCAATATCTTTTGAAGCCTCACCAGCGATCATGTCTCGTTGCGTAGACGCTGTAGCGACATTCTTATTACTATTCTCATCTCGAAGGTCCTCATCCGTTCCTCCGGCTACAATAGAAAGGATGGATTCATCGGTAAATTGATCAGAGCGTTGAAATTCTCGAATACTCCGGTAACCTTCGTAGGCTTTTGCTACAAGAGGAAGCCCGGCCTCGCAAAGGCTCTTAAAAACATATTCTTCAATTTCTTTAATCGTTGGAGTTTCATTTTCACTTTCAAAAGATTCAGCAATAGCGTGAGCAGTTCCAGTAAAAATAGAAGCTACCCCTTCCGAAATAAGAGCTTTAGTAATAGCAAGTTCAATCTTTTTAGGATCAAAAAGAACTTTAGAACCATCACGCTTAATAATCATGTTAGGCTTCTTTCCCATATTTATCTCCATATAATTTTAGTTTAAGGGGGCTTTAAGCCCCCCTTCCCAATTTTCTATTTACACACCAGTGCTGCCAAACCCGCCAGTGCCTCGAACGGTTGTGGAAAGCTCCTCAGTCTCCACCCAATCGACAGGAAGATACGGAACAATGACAATCTGGCAAATCCGGTCGCCCGTTACATAAATTTTATTCGCAAGGCTAGGATCTTGGAAGTAATTCTTGGGAATACGGAAGACAGCCTTGATCTCTCCGCGATAATCGGAGTCAATGACGCCTACGCAATTAGAGAGTGTCATTTCCTTCTTGAATACAGAAGACCGAGGAAATACGAGGCCCACGTACCCCGCAGGGATTTCCATACCGATTCCGGTTCCATAGGTAACAAGCCCTTTATCCCAATCAATATCGCAGGTGACCGCATGAAGGTCATATCCAGCAGACCAATCGGTTCCACGGAGGGGCATACTGGCATTTTCATGAAAACGCTTGAAGTTGATAACGTGATTGCTCATGTAAATTCTCCTTATTAGTTAAAGATTGTATATCCGATAAACATCTTCTCGGGGTAAGGCATCTTCCCGTTCTCAAGAAAAATGATTCCCTTTATAATCTCGGGGAGATGTTTAAGAACATTAATTTTTTCATCCGGGGATACTCCTACGATATTAGATAAATTACGAACATATTTTTTTGTATCGTTTTCGTGAGGAGGTCCCATTCTATACACCATGCTCCGCAATGTGTCAAGGCCGTTCTTGTGTTGATAATTCTTTAGATTTTTTGCACAAGCCCGGATACCATACTCAGGGGATTCAAAAATGATGAACTTGCCATCACTTCCAACTTGACCATCCCATTTCGTATTCTTCGAGCTTTTGAGATTACAGGGATTGTTATTTCGCAACCCCCTTGTATCTCCGTATATTTCTTTTTTATCTTGAGAAATAATTCCCTTATCTTGGCAATCCTTCAATTGTGCCTTTAGTTGTGCGGATTCCATCATAGCATCGGACATTTTGTCCTTGAAGTAACTGTTTTCTTTAACAAGGGAACGTATATATGTATCTGCATAAATCTCATAATTACGAAGTTTTAGATACATCGATGTTGAGAAAATAGTAAGACTCGCCATAGCACAAGAAATAAATAATGTTCCAAAAAATTCTCTCCTAGACATCCACCCCTCCCTTTACGGCAGGGATAAACCTATCATCAAGATACATGAGAATCTGGTCGCAGAAAAACCTCCATTCTTTCAATTTGTGATTCTTGCGCTGATGGTACATATTCCGAAGAACCTTATAATTGGTGCATACGATTCTCCGCTGCAAGAATCCTTCTGGGAGATTTTCTTTTACACCTTCAAAGTCCTTTTCGTCAATCATTTTATTCAGGATGTCAATGATTTCCTGACGAACTTTGTCGGAGAAATCGTCCTTCGTGAGATGCCGCTTCATAATCGTGTGCATCGTAGACTCGGACTGTTTGGACGTTCCCACACGATAGGTATCGAATTGCGACCAGAAATAGCGGGGTGCAGTAATATCGATCCAAACTACGATACTTTCCAGATATTTATTATGACCATTATCAAGCCGGGCAAGATTCCATGCTCGGCGATAAAGACGTTCATGGAGAGGCCATTCCTGACCGGGAGCCACTTCCTCGCTCTCTAAGTCATCCAACGTCTTATCTGATGTAAGGCCAAAAGACAGGCCAAGACCAAGCAATGCAGAATTCCATCCAGCTTCCTCGATAAATTCAACTTTCATATTCATTTGTTTTTCCTTCTTATGCTTTAATATTATAGATAGGCTTAGTCCTTCCGACAATTTCTACGGAATCGAGATTATTACAAATCTCATCAGAATTCTTGTATGCGGAAGGGCTTTCATCCAACGTCGATTCGTTTATGCAGGTTGAATAGATTCCTTCCATTTGATCCTTAAAAATATCTACGGACAATTGCCGTTTAGCTTGTCCTCGACTAAGTACGCGCCCGGCACCATGAGGCGCGGATTCATTCCAATCCTCAAGGCCCTTACCTTTTCCGATTATGATACCATCCCGCATGTTTAATGGAATCATGACTTTTTCATCTTTTTTCGCGGAGATTGCACCTTTGCGAAGAATAATCTTTTCTCCAATCTCGACATAATTATGAATTGTTTCTTCGTAGCTATCCGGAGCGGGAGCGATTAAAGCGCAATTCATAGCTATTTTTTTCGATTATACAATCACGATTAATAGAAGCGTATTCCTGCATAATCTGCATATCGTGAATATAGTCTTCAAATGCGTTCCCAGATAAATATGCTAAGTGCTTTGGCACATTTTTGCATTGTTCTTCCGCAATTTTTTGATAATAAGTAGCTACTTCTTTTCCGATACCACGAGATCCGGAATGAACCGTGATATAAAAATCTCTACGCAATTCTCCTATGTGCCCTTTCTTTTCAGAGAAAATATCACATCCAACTTCAATAAAATGATTTCCACCACCAAGGGTTCCAATACTGTGATACCCCCTTTCAATATTTACATTTTTAGCGCAAATCAATTCTTTTATTCGTGTCCTAAATGGATGGTACATTAGCTTTTCGCAAACATTCGTACCCATAGGAACATTTGCCCGAATCAACCTATCAAATTCTTTTAAAAAATCATTTACCCACACACCTTCTTCTTTTTCATATTCTTGCAGGAAGCCCAATTCGTAACCGCCATATCTTGCCGATGTCAACCCACAGCCAATATCAACACCGACAAGATTAGGAACGATTTTCTTATTTTCAATGGTCATCGTCGTTCCAATAACGCATCCAGCACCAGCATGTACATCAGGCATAATACGGATTTTACTTCCTTCGGTGAACTCCTGATTACATAATTCAATAATCTGAGATAACGCGGTCGGATCCACATAGTCTGTGAAAACCTTAGCTGTACTTACTGATCCTTTTACCTCAATCATTCTCTTACACTCCTTCTTTCTAAAGATGTTTGCTTCCGACAAATGGAGTATTCATCAATCGGAAGCGAATGTCAACATATTCTTTAGGCTATTTATGTTTGATATTATATCTATAGATCATATATTCAGGTGTGTGACCTTTTTTTGTATGATATAAAATAGATGACCTAGTCCATTCTGGAGTAAATTTTTCTTTAAATTCTCGTATAGTGTATTTACAACCATCATATTTAATTTTTATAGATACTCTCCTATTATTGATATTTTCTTTTCTGGTGACTAATCTAACATTTCCCGGTTCATAATTACCATTAACATTTATTCTACAAAAATCATATGCGGTGTTTTCCCAGTTTTGTAATGTTTTAATATATTCTAAAAATTTAAGTCTATCCTCCATCCATTCTTCGTATATTTCGATTCCTCTGCCTCCACATTGATGATATTGTTTACAACTAGTGTTATAGCATTTTTCCATAATATTGCGGTAACGCTGTGTCCAAAGTGATCGTAATTTTGAATCAGGGATAAGTTCATTTAGTTTTTTAAGAATTTTATTTTTATATTTTCTATTTTTTTGTGCGCATCTACGGCACGAAAGATGCTCTCCCATCCGAATTTGCGCTACTGGAACTTTAAATTCAGACCCACATTCACATCGAACTTTTGCGTATGCACGATACTGACCCCAATCGGATTCAATAATAGTTAATCTCCCAAACTTTTCTCCACTTCTAGGTTTATACGTTAATTTAACCCGATTATTTTTAGTAATATCTTCCCTACTCTCCCATCGTGAATCAAAAGGTCTTTTATGGTATTTGTCCATTTTAATCTTCTCCTTTATGTGTGTGAATAATCAATATTAAATTTTAAAACTATTTATGTCAACATATTTTTTCGGTTATTTCCTATAAAATTCTCCCCTCCATCCTTCGGCCTTTACTGGCAGACCTTCCGCCCATTGAGGAAGCTTGCACATGATATTTTCAAATTCCTCGACAGATCCAAACCCTTTAGGAACTTCCGCAATGATTTCATCATGAACATGAAACACTACCGGATAATTGGCTTCTTCGAGATTGAACATCGCATTCACCATCAGATCTCTACAGAAAGCTTGTGTAACATTTTCTGAAAGTATGAGATGGTTAAGCGGCCTTCTCACAAATTGTTTTTCTGGCGTCAAGGTCATTGCCGTAACAAGCTTCTTGAACGCTGGCTTTTCTGGCGTAGACCATGCCATCTCCACATCTTCAAGTTTAGGATCAAAATAATAAAGATATCTTCCACTAGGAAGTCGCATTAACAAAAATCTTTTATGATAAATAAAAGAAATATTTCTATATGTATAAACGGTGCCTTTATCCTTCATTGCCATAACGGAAGCTTCTACGAGTTTACTCCAAAGCTTAACCGTCATTGGTCTACCTTCCCTCCAAGCATTGATAATCCTTTTTCCTTCTTCTTCACCAATACCCATCCGGTCTGCTCCAAATCTCAAGAAGGCCCCATATCCTCCCCCAAATCCGCAAGCAAGAACAACCACTTTTCCAATTTTTCTTTGTGGGTCATCATCGACATCGTCATATCTAATTCCATAAATAATAGACGCTGCAACTTTATATGGATCTAGGTTATCCCTAAAGGATTGTAGGACATATTCTTCTCCCGCAAGATATGCGATAGCTCTGGCTTCAATACCACTATAGTCAGCGCAAATGAAATCGCTTCCTCTTTTAGCATGAATCATAGCTCGAAGACAATCGGCTGCAAGAATTTTTGGATCTTTCCAAAACTCGGAAATAATATCTAAATTTCCACTTGAAGCCAATTCAATATCTATATCGGATATTTTATAATTTTTTATCGGCTTGGAACCTTCGGGGATATTCATATTATTTGTTGAAGGTCTAGTCAAATTTTGCGGTTGAATAAGAGCACCAGCAAATCGTCCGGTAGAGGCTCCATGATATATCATCGTTCCATGAGCCCTGCCATCATAGCACGAAGTACAAAGCATGGTCTGATATTTTGCCGTAGAAGACATGGCAATAGTCTGACGAATCTCAAGGAATCTACGAACATCAGAGGGGAGATCAGTCCGTTCAAGAAGGTCGGAGATAGCTTGCTTGCTTGCCGAATCAGTATCAACCCCACGAGATTGAAGCCATTCAATAATAGACTTGGAAGACTTCATGGTAGATACAGCACCATACGTAATCTCGGAAGCTTCATCCGTCAAAATATCTTCTACTTTATTAACCATATCCATAATTTTGACCGCGTGAAACCTGTCAATTCCTACTCCACGGTCATTGATCGTCTGGTCGAGCCGCCACACTTTAAGCTCCCGCTCAGGGATAGGAGGAAGCTCCGTAAAAAGAACTTCTTCCGCAACCACGTCCTGTCGACAATATTCAACATATCGTTTAAACATTGGCTCGTCACAAGGATAGACAATATATTGATGGTAGTTTTTAATGGTAGGAATGCCACCTTTTGAAAGCACGGCATAGACGTACTCTTGAGTAGCCTTAGCCTTTTCGGGGTCTGGGAATGCGGAAAGTTCGGCTTTACGGAACTTCCTAGGCTTTGACATTTTCATCATCAGCTTATGCCCTTCATTATCCTTCTGAGGGGCGTCTTTTCGCCAAACCTTTACCGCTTGTTCCAGTTTACGGGGAAGGTTGCACATAAGGGCCTGAGACATCGTGCATCGAATTTTCTCTAATGGCAATGGCTTAAACCAGAGAGGCTCCATCTTGAACTTCCAAATGGCTCTTTCGAAAGGGGCGTTATGTGCTGCAATCTCTTCACAATTATTAATAATATCCTGCAATTCATCGTCGCTCAATTCAGTATCAAGAAAATGCCTATATGCCGGAGCTACCCATACACGAGCCTCCTGTCCACATATACGGACGGCAAGCATCATCACCTCAGTATCAGGGTGTGCAGCATATGCGTAAGCTCCACAGGTTTTAATATCTACAGGGGACCTCGTTTCAAAGTCAATTACGGATTTCATCATGCCTCCTTTATTAAAAAAGATACCAGAATTTTTAACAAACGCTGGTATCTTTTTTTTATTTATTTCGTTTCCATGTTTATATGATTTAGATAAAGCGGCTGTATACTTTCGCCTTTTACCCTACGTTTCGCTGGATATGCCAATTGGCAGACTAGATATTTTTCATCCCACATCATACACCTCTTTTCCTTACACGGCGCATTCAAGAAAGGACAAATTTTTTCTACTACCCTGAAAGTTCCTTTTGCCATTATATCCTCCGTGCTTACAGAATTTCAATGCTTCCGGAACAAAAGTCCCCACGGCCCCAATGAATAAGCGGAGTAGGAGGCAGCGGGTCGCCTACCGCATTAAGCTCAATATATTCCTCCATCAAAGAATCAATAAGAGCAAAAGCTTCATCAATATGAATCTTCGCATGTTCAAATTCTTCAAACACGTCGCTCGGCTTTTCTTCCATCTTAGGAATAGGGAGCCCGGAAATATTGAGGCTTTCATTATTCAAAGTAAACTCAATATTAACTCCAGAACCAGCGCAGCAAGTAACCGCCGCCTTTTCCGCACGAAGACCCCGCAGAAGGGCCATACGAGCCTCATGAAGCTGATCCGACTTCTCCGTGACCTTTTCCCCGGTTTCCGCCGAACTTACCGTTACAGTGCCGCTCATGGAGCATTCGTAGGAAGTATTCTCGGTGGTGACGGGTTTGGTGGGATCGTTCTCCATGCGCCACCAGAACCACGTCAGGAACGTCTGGCTATCGACCATAAAATCAAGATTTCTGGATTCCACGATTTCTTCGAGATTCTTGACATTTGGAATCCCGGCGACCAACTTGAACGACGCCCGGAACTTCTCAAAGACACTATTGGAAGTAGCGAAAAGATACCCTTCCCCCGTTTCAGGATTAAACATAACCGGATAGAAAGAAGGCTTGGCCTTTTCTTCTCCGAGCAGCTTATTCTTTACAGTGACCTGAATGTCCTTACGTTCTTCACGATTGGGCTTCTTCCCATGAGTTTCAGAGAAACGCTCAATCCGGTCAGAGATTTCACGCTTGAGAAGATTGGGATCTACCCGCTTAGTGTCAGTACGGAAAAAGAATGCAATAAACCCATTCGCCTTGATGTTGCCTTCGTGGAAATCAGAGGAGCCCCAACGGTCATTAAGGGGGCGGAAGCCTTGCATGGAATCCATCCCGGCTTCCCACTTTTCCTGAAAACGTGCGGCGTTAAGCCCATTGATGATAGTTTCAAGATTATCTTCAACTTCGGTGATAAAACGGATAACGGAAACTTTGGACTTGAGAATAGACATATTTTCTCTCCTTGTTGATGTTTTTTACAACCTATTAAATTACGCTTTTCGTGTCAAGAACTTTTTATGCGGAAGGATACCCTTTTCCGTTCCAATAACGTATAGCATTGATTTCATTATCGGATATAGGACCTCTAGCACGACATTTATTGCATTGCACCTGATAAATATCGACTTTACGATAATTCTTTAATCCGGATCGAATTACGAGCTTCCCCTTTCCCCCGCAGTACAAACAGTTTGATATGGTCATAGCGTATCTCTCAGTATAAACGTAGAGTCCCCGCTCTTTGCTTTTTTTAGCTCGGATGCGGGGACTTTTGTTATAGGGTTTTAGTTCTTCTCATTAATCTGGAGTCGGGAGGAAAGCTTCACACGAACACGTTTTCGTGCGGGCTTACGAACAATTTCTCCGGTAAGGTTTGAACGGAACTCACGGGGGGCCAAGTCTACGACCTTGAAAGTACACAGCCGATGCAGCTTCACGCTACGCCCTGCTTTAAGATTGGCATAAATCACCTCAGTATACGCATTGATAACCTTTTCGATATCAGCACGGCGGAATCCGGTAATACGCATGACGGCATTCGTCAAGTCGCGGCGGCAAACATTGTTGGTCTTTTCATTCTCTGACATTATTTTATTTCCTTATTTTTTATTAGAACGGCAAATCATCGGAGGAAGAATCTTCCGAGCCACCGTAGGTTACATCGTTATTTTCTTCGGTGCCATAGAGTTCACCAAGGTCGACGGGAGAGCTTCCGGCAAGACGCTGCCCTTCACCAGTCTTTACGACACCCTTGAGGGAAAGGAAGCATCCGGATTCAGTGCCGGGCTTGTCATTGTAGTAAACATCCATGATGACATCGGCAATACAACCAGCGTAAAGTTCCTTTTCGATTTCTTCTTTCGATTCGAGCTTCCGATAAGTCGTGGGGCCAGTCTTTACGCCCAGAGCAATAGGATACTTGTTTTTGACGCTCATGAAAACAATATCGTCGCAATCGCCGCTCGGCTTATATTTGCCGTCTCGAAGAGGGAAACCATCCTTGCCTTGCTTCGACAGATACGTATCAAAAAAGCCGGGCTCACGGAAATCAACTTTCCACTTCTTCTTATCCGGGCCAGCGCCCTCGGTATAAACTTCCTCAAGCACGGAGCGCACTTTCTTAATCGTGTCTACGTCGCTCTTGGGAATGCGCGCTTCAATGCTGTACTGAGGGTCTTTGTTCTTATCATTGGGATTGACTACAGGCTCGGAAAGATGAGGATAAGAAATAGAAGCCTTGAAAATAACGCGCTTAGTAACTCTTGCCATTTTAGTTTTCCTCTTGTTGCGAATAAAATTCGTCGATAGATGTTAATGGATTTACGGATTTACGTTTATCGTTTTCTGGTTTTAATTCCGTACCGGATTCCGGTCTAAATGAGTAGAGATCAATTTCCTCTCCTGTCAAAATACCTTCTAATTTAGAAGGCGATTTTAACTTTCTCTCCTCAAAAATTTCATCTCCATACTTCAAACTTAGCTCTTGGGCGGTGAGCGCATTGTCCCTCCAAACTCGTCTCGATTTTCTTTTTTTAACTAACTTAAACCCCGGAACTAATCTTCCCGCGACAGCGTCTTCATAAGCTGATTTTGCCACCGCTTCGATCCAAGGTGCGTACACAATCGATAGATGCAATATACGAGACTTTTCTTCACTTGTCAAGTGTCTTGGGTCTGGAAGTTCAATATTTTTTTTCTTTTCTTCTATATAATTGTTATAATTTACTAAATATCCAAGATCTTTTTCGATCTGAGGACAAACTCCAAAGGCCGGGCACCATTTACAGTGATCTCCTGATGAAAATTCGGCATCAGGATCTTCTGTCTTTTCTGCCGCAGGGCGTAACTCCGTTTCAGCCCAGAGATAGAGATCATCGATCTTTAGACTGTACGAACTTACCCCGAAACAATCGTTTCTCGGCTGGACAATAACCATTACTACTTCATCAAAGTCGTCATTCGATAATGGCTCTCCTACAATACCCAAAGCGTAGTATTTCATTTGAGAATTGTCAACGGCTGTTACTGGCGTGCTCTTTCCATATTTTAGGTCGAATACATACAGTCTCCTATTCTTATAATCTTTGTAATTACAGTCGCATGTACCGAACATCCCTTCCTTTATCCAAGTAAGAGCGAATTTTTCCTCGACGGACAGCTTCTTGCTATCCCCTTTCTCAAACTTTTCAAAATGAATATTTTCGGATTCGATTTGAACAAGGTCGCCATTCTCGTCCATCCACAATTTTTGATTATGAACTACGTAAAGAATGTGGCCTACGTAAAGAGAGACGCTTTTTATCATCTCTTCTTCTATCTCAAAGGAATCTCCCTTTACGTAGATCTTTTTTCCTTTCTTACATGCGGGATACATCTCATTTTTAAGGCAGAACTCTGCGAGAGCATGGGCCGCCGTGCCCTCTTTTGCTGCGGGGCCGCCTTCGTTTTTGAGCCCTACGCTCATCCTGACGGAAGCGGGGCACGCCATCCATCTTTCTGAGGAAGAAGCTCCTATCCTGCTATGTTTTCCCAATACACTTACCTTTCATTTCTTTATTCATTGGTTGAATTGTGATCTTCTCGCAAAAGGTCTATATGATTATGAAGTTTCGTCACAATCGTATTGTAATATTTCTCCTCCACTTCAATGACTTTGCGAGTTACACCCGTCACATTTTGAAGAATATCGGCAAGCATTCTATGAGACGTATCAAGATCTCTGCCAGTCCGCATTACCCGACTGCAATACCGCTTGCACTCATCCAGAAATTCTGCCGGAGTATAAGTTCTTTCAGGTTCTTCCTCAAACTTGAGCGGTTCGGAAGGAACGTCCCCATAATCCTCTTCCTCGGAGGACACACCTTCACCGCCGTTATATTCTTCCTGCCCGGTCTTCTGCAAAATAGTCGCCGCAGGGTCTTCCATGACAGGAGGAACATCGTCATTTTCGATAATTTCGGGTTCAGGTTCTTTGGCGGTTTCTTCGACAGTATTATCGGAATCTTCTACGAGCTTCTTCAATGTGGCAAGACGTGCACGAGGAGAAAACTCGATGCCACGTTCGGTAAGAATAGACTTCAAATGCTCACGTTCTTCGTCACTATTCGTAGGCTTGTTTTCTACGTCAGGTGCCTCTTCTTCATTTTCAACGGGCTTATCTTCGATGGAAGACGTGTTCTTTTCATCTTTCGTATCAATCTTTTTTACCACTGATTCGTGTTTATGTGGCTCGGAAGAAATAGGCGATTCTACTGCTTCATTAAATCCGGACTTCATTCCTCCAAGACGCAAGAAAAACTCGGCAACCGCTTCGGGGGAACCTTCCACATTTACTCGGATATTATCAGATGCCCACATTAAGTTCTCTCTCCTTTAATTATTTATTAAAAAAATTTTCAAAAATAAGGTCTGCAAGCTCAGATTCCGACATACTTTTTATAAGAATAGCTAAAGACTTTCTTTCCTCCACAGGAATATTTTCCAAAGAATCTAAAATTTCAGGGATAAGAACTTCTTTCACATAAACGGAAATTATGGCTAGTTTACTCGGATCTCTGAAAATAAGTTCCTCCTTATTTCGCATGGCATAGGAACCAATTTCTCTTTCAAGGCCCATAAATTTTGCGCCATGCAAAACCAATCTTTCATATTCGGAGCTTTCTTGACATTTAATAAGTTTAACGTACTTTTTAATAAGAGGAAGATATGACCTGCCATGACAATCTTCTTCTTTCACTAATGCAAACCCCAATTCCCTACGAGCTTTCAAAGAAATCTCTTCCATAAAACATGGATTTCCATCAAGAACAGAGGTTAGGATATCACGAAATTCACCTATCTCCACACCTACGATACTATCAAAATTAAGCTTCATATTATCCCTATTTATTAATTTAAAATTTTATCTGCAATTTCCTGTTTATGAATAAGCATGGAACAAAGTTCTTTATCAAGGGATTTTTCTAAGACTAAATGCTGAACAAGCACATAATCCGCTGTAGCCCCGATTCGTACACAACGATCCTCAGCTTGACTCATAAGACCGGGCACAAATGCCAATTCTACAAATACCACTATTGAACTTTTTGTCAAGGTGTATCCGACACCAGCAGCTTGGATATTTCCGATAAAAAGATGCACATTATCATTTTCTTGAAATGAATCAACACTTTCCTGCTTTTGTTTGTCCGACATTCCTCCTACAACTTTTACGGGATTGTACTCTTTAAGCTCGTCAGTTAGTAAATCAACAACAGCCCTATGATGCGCGAAAACGACGACTTTGTCAACCCCCTCAAGCAAATCTTTTAAATATTCTACACAAAATGGTATTTTGCTCAATGCAACTTCCTTGCGCTTTGCCGCCATCTCGGTAAACGCGACTCCCTCACCAAACTCCATCTGGCGCACGCATTCTTCGTATCCATAAAGATCACATAATTTAGCCCATCGTTTGGCTTCTTCTTTGATAGCTGCCTTACAATCTTTCGTCTCCAAAGGTATTTCGATAAGTTGTCTTCTTTTCTTGGGGAGCTGCGGAAGCACATCTGATTTCAATCTTCGAATCATCATCGATCCACGGAGCTTCTCGGATAATGATGGAAGATTGCTAGCTCCACTCATATTGAGTACGGATTTTTTTACCGCACATCCTTTTTGCTTATCATATATGTATATATCTTCATAATGTGCGGAACAATACTCGAATGCAAACGCGAATTTATTAGGCCATCTTTTTTCGTCAAGACAGTTCAGAAGCGGGAATAATTCTATGGGTCTATTCACCAAAGGAGTTCCGGTCATCAAGACTTTCCGAAATGCTTTTTTTGCGAGATAAAGCGACTGAATAGTCCTTTTCGCTTCGTCATTCTTGCAATTATGGGCTTCGTCAATAGCCACAACATCGTATTTTCTCTTGTCGAGGAAAGGAAATACGTTCGGCCTCCATACACTCGAAAAGCTTACGATATGCGCGAAAGCCTCATCGTCTTTAGGGTCCAAAGTTACTTTACGGGATTTATCGACAAGCCATTTATCCAATTCCCTTTTCCAATTCAGTCTGAGGGATGATGGACATATAATTAAAGCTCTCTTTATTTCCGGAAGGCTGTTCAGATATCCGGCAATCTGAATGGTTTTCCCCGTTCCCGGTTCGTCAGCAAGTAAGACTCCGGGGTTCCTCATCATATATTCTATACCTGCCAACTGATAATCTAAATACTGCAAACCTTCATTAGATGGTACGGAAAATCCTTTCGACGGAGCTGTGGCCCAAGAAAAATCCCATTTTTCTGAAAAACTCTCAAGAGTGCTTCTAGTCCTGTAATCGTGAGAACTTTCTATAAATTCCTTCGCAATCCTGAATAGCTTTGTCTCGAACCAATCTTCTTCCTTATTATATGTTACGTGTTTCATTTTACTAAGGGCACTCCGTTCTTCCTGTGTATGTGCCCGTATTTGAAAAAGTTTTCCGTTATACCTCAACCTCATAATTCCCTCCAAATCTGTGATTTTTTCAAAGTAACCTATCCAACCAAAAAATTCAAGACTTTTCCCTTGACAAAAACTTCTTCGTGAAATAGTATGGGAAAAAAATTGAGGAGGATGAATTATGGATTATCATTGGGCAGATATATCGACACTCGAACAAGAAAGATATCTCCTTTGTACGAAAAGCGTAATAGACCCGGGCGCAACTGTTTTTAAAGATGACAAAGGAAATTGGGGATTTACAGCATTTGGTAGGACATTTCTGTCGAGTTCAAGATATGTAACTAAATATAGAGCGATGCAAAATTGCGAAAAACTTATCCGCTCGGAGTTAAAGTCTCTTTTAGATGAACTTACTCCAACGGAAAATGTCTCTATCGATGATGAAGAGAATCCATATCTCTCTACTATCGAAAAACTGAAATCTATGTTTCATATGTAAGGAGAACACAGATGGAAACTATTATGACACTTTTGTATGGTGGCCTGATTTCTTTTGCTGCGGTCATCATTTGTGTTTTTATCATCCCTGTACCTAATAAAGAAAAACTCGAAAAAGAATGGGAAGAGGAGGCTCTTAAAAATGGATTCAAAAATTGGAACGTGTAAGTGCGCCTATGTGGATATTCCTGAAAATGAAAATAGGCTTGTTGTACGATGCGTAAGATTTGTTTACAAAAATCCTGAAAATGAAGATGAAGTAATCGCGCCTATCACTTCTGGCGAGGTGTGCTCTGTTTGTAGGGAATATGAGCCTTTCGTTGAGGATACTGAAAATACCGATGATTCCGAAATTGAATTTGAAACACTTTAATAGGACGCTTCATGATTATAAAAGACCTGCGGCATTGCCCTGAAAAATACGATGTCATTTACGCGGACCCACCTTGGAGCTATTCCAATAAAGGTCTTAATGGCTCGGCAGAAAAACATTATTCTACTATGAACATAAAAGATATTGGGGAGCTTCCCGTAGAATCCATTAGTAAAGACAACTGTGTTCTTTTCATGTGGATGACATATCCATTAATCAAGGAAGGTCTTTGGTTGATGGAAAAATGGGGATTCAAATATAAGACAATCGGTTTTCAGTGGATTAAGCTGAATCGCATTAATAAAAAACCTTTCTTCGGATTGGGCAATTGGACTCGCGGAAATTCGGAGCCTTGCTTTATAGGAGTAAAAGGCAAGATGGCTCGGAATTGCGCTGGAGTACATCAAGTCATAATGTCTGAGATTGAGAAACACTCTAAAAAACCAGATGAAGCCCGCCACAGGATAGAACAGCTTGTCGGCCCGGATTGTAGGAAAATAGAGTTGTTCGCTAGACAGGAATACAATGGTTGGGATTGTTGGGGAAATGAAATCTAATAAGCAAAGGTAATATTATGGAATTTATGTTTTCCACAAAATGGTTCTTCGACATATTGTTCATATGCTCGGCGGTGATTTGGGGATTTCTCATTCATGCGCTTTCTTTTCATCTTGCATATGATGAAGAATACGACACTGAGGAAACAAAAAATATTGTATTTTACATTATGGTTTGCACTTGCTTTTTTATCCCCTATCAGGCGGGGCAAATCGCTCTGTATCTTATAAAATAATAATAAAAAAGGAAATAAAGTATGTGGTTGTTCAATTCTAAAGATTCATCAGATTTATACAAACAAGTAGAAGACCTCAAACGTACTAATTCAGCATTGGAAGCAAAACTTAAAAGTAAAGAAGTTGCCCTCAATTCTGCTTTTACGGAAAATCAAAAAATGCGTCAAGACCTCGATAATCTTAAAATGTGGATTAATGAAGCCTGTTCTGTACTTCTTACTGTAAAGAAAAAACTTAATATCGAAGAATAACTTAAATTTTTCTATTGACTCCCCACAAAATCCGATCTATCATTCTTGGGTATTTCGGATTTTGTGTGTTTTAAATAGGATGTTTTTCAAAGTATTTTTTTTTCAAAGGAGGTTTTATACATGGGAGTCATCCTAACTCCTCATCAAAATGAGGCAATTGAAAAAATCATTAGGTATAAAAAAGATTGGGAGCCATTTATGCTAGGAGGCTGTGCGGGTACGGGCAAGACTACGCTGCTTTATGCCTTGGCTGAATACTATAAAGATGAATTGATCATGCTCGCTCCTACGGGGAAAGCCTGTCAAGTACTTTCTCGAAAAATGCCAGCGGGTACGCTCATAAAGACGGTGCATTCTGCGCTCTATTCCGTTAGAGAAATCAGCGATGAAGAACTGGAGGAAGCAAGAAAAATAGCTGATGAGTCCGGTGAAGACCAAGACATTGTAAGATACACGTATTTGCTGGAGGCAAAAAATAATTTAGGCATAGAGTTCACATATTCTCCGTGCCCGGAACTCTTTTCGAGGGTTGTTGTCATTGACGAATCCTCCATGTTGGGGTATAAAGAGTTTAAGGCCCTGAAACAGATCTGCAAGAAACTCATTCTTGTTGGGGACCCTTTCCAACTGCAACCTGTAAAATCCGCTCAAGTCCTTCCTTCCAATCCCTCGGATTTCGATGCGTTCCTGTCGGAGGTGCATCGTGCCGCATTGGAATCTCCGATTACTCGCCTAGCCACTGAAATTCGTATGGGAGGCTTCAAAGGATGGGAATATTGGAAAAACGAAGGAATAGGATTCTCCTATGGATTGCCTAAAGAAGAGTATGCTATCGCGGATCAGGTCATTACGGGCCAGAACTCTACTCGGATGAAGCTCAACCGTTGGCTTCGGGAAGAAAAAAATCAAGTATTTCCGGTTGTTGGCGATAAAATAATCGTCAAGCAGAATATCCGGGAATCTGTTTCAAAAAAATATAATAAGCTGATATTGGTCAATGGAGATATCGGAAGTGTTGTAGGATCTCACGAAAGTCAAAATAAAATTACTTTATATTTTGACTATAAGGAAGATGGAGACACGCATCACACTATAAAAGTGAATGATTCCCTTCTTCGGGCGGCTTTTGAGCTTCCGGAAAACAATAAGCCGAAGTGGGGGTCTATCGTCGTCGACTTTGCCTATGCAATTACCGCACACGCATCTCAAGGAAGCGAATGGCCTTACGTTATTATATTTGATGATGAAATGAGAAAAAACGATATTCAAAACAGAAAGCACTGGATGTATACGTCGATTACTCGGGCAAAAGAAAAAGTGCATATCGTAAAGCCTAGAAATAAATAGAAAATAAGGAGATGAGGGTGGCATATATGCAACGCTTTGTATATTGGAAAGTTGAAGAAAGGGAAAGCGCTTGGAAGATTTGTAAAATAGACAAAGTGCCGAATATCGCTATGTTCTCTACGTCAATGTCTTTTGAAACGGAGCCCAATTATAAGGATGAAAATAAGGATATCCTTAATTTGGCTGTAGTACGATATGGGGATTTGACTCTCGATTTCGACTCAAAAGATGCTGAGGAGAGCCGTATCGATACAGTAAATGCTTTGAATAAATTGGTTCTTTTGGGATTGGATTCGGAGTCTCTTAGAATCTATTATTCGGGGCAGAAGGGTTTTCATATCGTCGTTCCTGCGGAGGCTTTTGGCGCGGAAAATGGACATCGCGTTCTTCCTTGGATTTACAAAGAAGTGTGCCTTGAACTTTTCCCTAGCGAGGAAGGCTATAAGACTCTCGACTATTCCATGTTCGCTATGAAACGTGGAAAGATGTTCCGAATTGCGAATAGGCTTCGTTCCAATGGCAGATACAAAATCCGTATTAGCGCGGATGAGCTTATCAATAATACTATTGAGTATTTTCAAAGCAAAGCCCTATCGCCTCAGCCTGACGAACAAGCAAAGAAACCCGCTAGAATTGATTATCTGAGCGATCTTTTCCGTAGATGTGAAGCGAATGTCGTAGGAGCCATCAAAGCCCGCTCGGAAAGGAAGCAAGCCCCGCTTAATATTAAGGACAAGGAAATCGTTCCTTGCCTAAAGGCGATTCTTGGACTTACAAAGAAAACTGGAGACTATTCCTTCAATCAGATGTGCTTCTCCGCCATCGTTCCCGCTCTCAGATCTGCGGGATTCACAAAGTCGGAAGCCATTAACCATCCTCTTGTAGTCGACTTTCTCGAAAATTTCGAAGAGTCTCAAGGTTATACTTCGGCTATGGACAGAACGCACCATCTTGAAAGCGTGTGGGATACTGACGAGAAATCCCCGTGCGATTTCGGTTGCGGAGCGATGATTACGATTCTGGGAAAAGAGCGTTCGAGGGTCTGTGGAAGCTGCCCAATCTATGCCGAACGCATGTTTGAGATGATTATGAAAGACTATGGAACGGAAGAACCTAAAACCGAGAACAAGGAATCCCAGACAAATGTAGAGGATAATCCTTTCGGAGAATCACCTTTCGGAAATTCGGAGGATTCATCATCCGATATTGTTAAAAACGCCGAAAAGGAAGAAGATTCCGATCAGGACTACGTGCATCCTCTGATCAAGAAAATGAATGGTCTTTTCGCTTTTACTTTTATCGGAGGGAAATCGGCAATCATTTACGAAGATCCTGACGGGGAATCCAAATTCCTTACTCCTAGGGCCGCCGAAGAGTTCTCCGCAAACCTTCCCGCATTCGAGTTTCTTGATGCAAAAGGGAACGTGAAGCAAAAACCCCTCTTCAAAGCATGGATGGAAAGCAAGAACCGCCGTCAATATCGTGGGGTGGAATTTGCTCCGCAGGGGGCTCCCAAGGGGTACTACAATCTCTGGCGCGGGTTTAAATATGCAAACTCGGAGATGGGAATTGCCGAGGCCACTGAACGCTGCAAGTTGTTTAGGAGCCACGTCAATGAAGTAATCTGTGATGGTAATGAAGATCACCAACGGTATATGTGGGCTTGGCTTGCGCACATGATTCAAAAGCCGGAGGATAAGCCCGGCGTAGCCGTTGTGCTTCGTGGTGAGGAAGGTACTGGTAAAGGCTCTTTCGTATCTCCGTTCATGAGCATGTTGGGCAAGCACGGCTTGTCTGTAGCGAATAGGCAACACTACTTCTCGAACTTCAACGGAGCCACCGAAGGGAAAGTCCTTATCTATCTCGACGAAGCTGTCTGGGCCGGAAGCAAACAGGACGAAAGCATTCTTAAATCACAGATCACGGAACGTACTCAGGTGATCGAAAGGAAAGGCTTCGAATCATACTCTGTGCATTCCTGCTCCCGGTTCATCATGTCTTCTAACGAGGACTGGGTTATCCCCGCAGGTAAGGACGCCCGCAGATTCTTTGTTCTCGACGTGTCCTCGAAGCATAAACAGGATACTCAAGGATACTTCAAAGACCTTAATGAGGAATTTGAGAATGGCGGTGACGAGGCCCTTTACGTCTATCTGAAACATTATGACTTTAGCGGAGTGAATATCCGAGAGGCTCCCCAGACGAAGGCTCTCATGGAACAGAAACTCCTTTCTTTGAGTAGTGTGCAGAAATGGTGGTATGATATTCTTTCCGAGGGAGCATTCCCGAGGGAAGAAATCGAAGATGAAAAGTCAGTAAAGCTTTTTGAGGACTCAGACTGCCCATCTTGGCCTAGCTATTTGTCACTTGGAAAGGCGCATGAAAAGTTTAAACAAGAAATGGTTAGAAGTAGAGCATCCTCATACGATATTGTATCTTTAAAAAAATTCAGTATCGAAACAAAACGTATTTTTGGATTAGGAGATCACACTTTCAGGGTTCTTCAAATTGCAAACAGGAATGAAAGAATGAAAGTACACGCCTTTCCGAAATTGGACGATTGCATTGGTTTGTTCTGTGAATATCTGAATATCCCAAAAAACGAGTTTGACGAATTGAGCACAGATTAATCCCCACCCGCAAAACCTAAACTCGGACGAAAAGAAGATCCGAATCTCGGAGCCCAACAGACTGGCAAAAGAGATTCGGATCTTCTTTTCGTCCGTTTCTGATCCATTTAAAAGAGTTTTGGTTTCTTTTAAACCGGAAAACTTTTCGAATTAAAACTAAAAGAAACGGAAAATAAAAAAGTCAATTAAATCGGTCGATAAGAAATTTCGGCTTTTAAAAGATTTTTAAATAGAAACTTTCCGAATTAAACCGTAAATAAAAAGTCAAATTATTTCAATTACAAAGAAATTCTTAGAGTTACACTTTAAGTTTTTAGCTTTCTCACAGATTGGGAGAGGAGCTTCAAAAAATGGGATTTTAACAGGAGTGTGATCCCGATATCGGGATCACAAATTGGATCGGGATCACAATCGGGATCACACTTTTATTCTTTTATTTTATATATTTATATTTATGTGATCCTTGTGATCCCGATAGATAGAAGATAAGTCCATAAGAAGAAAAATGACCAGTCTCAAATATGCAACATACCCTCTATACCCCTACCCGTGATCGTATATAAAAAGACTTGGGAGGTACCCGGATCAGGATCATCCGGATCACAAGGGCCTAAAGTATCGAAACTATTGAATCGAGTGTGATCCGTGTGATCCCGATTTTTTAAATCACAATATATTCTAGTGAGTTATATGAACGATTTTCAGGTTCAATTTTAAAGACCAATTTTCAATCTTTACAATATATTTCAATTAGTTATTTCAGATCCGTGTGATCCGGGTGTGATCTACGCCCCCTATCCTTGACTTCCTTCGACTCTTCTGCTACACACATCAGATAATCAAAAAACCTACACAGTATAAAATGTTACACAGGAGTAAATATTCGATGGCTAAATCAAAATTCAATAAACCGTATTTCATCGGCATCGACCCCGGAAAAACTGGTGCCGTAGCTATAATCTCTGACGATGGATCATTTTGTTCAATCTGCGATTTTACGAATCACCCAATCTCATTTCTTCGCAAGTTCAATAAACACGTCAATCACGCCTACATTGAGAAAGTCCATGCCATGCCGAAACAGGGAGTAGTTTCCACGTTTTCCTTCGGAGAGAATTTTGGGACTTGGCAGGGTATTCTACGGACGCTCGAAATTCCGTATTCTCTTGTCCCTCCTCAATACTGGCAACGCGAGCTTGGCCTCATCAAATTGGACAAGAAGGATAAACCGTCGCTCCCGATGGCCCGAGAGATGTTCCCTGACGCCCCTCTGAATCTAAAGAAGCATCATAACCGTTCCGATGCTCTGCTTCTAGCATACGTAGCTCTGCAAGATTACAAGAAAAATCAATTAAAGAACGTCATCCTGACCACCGAAGACTATCTGAATGATCTTGTTTAATAAATGTAAGCCTATGAAATTCTAAAAGTTCCTACACAAATCGTTTTTAAGGCCACATTCATCTCCTACACGACCAAATACTCACGAAACACATTTCAAGCCTTAAAAACACCCTCCTAGCCTCCGTATCACCCATAATCCCTCCTTTCATTTGGTTCCATTCACGTACGGCATACCTACGTTGGAGCACATTCGGAATGGATACCCGGATATTCCTTCTGGAATATTCCTTCGGGGATATTCCCTAGAGTCAGAAACAAGTATTTTTTTTCGTAAAAAAGTTGTTGACACTCTACGAATATCCGGGTATTCTGCGTTTATTGGAGAAACATCGAAAGGAGGTAAATAAATGATCGTATGGCATGTAACCACGGCGAAGAAACTTAATCGGTATAGAGCTTCCGGAGGCATTCTCCCTCCTGTACGGGCATGGGAGAGCTTGCCCTCGGCGGAACGTTTTTCAAAACAGACGGGACGCAAAGTTATTTTGAGGCTTAAATTTCCGGATACAGCGGAGCGACTTCCGGGCCATCGTGGGGAAGCCTTCGTCCTGTATGAAAAGTACAGGCTTACGAGTGTGTAGTGAAAATGAGGTGCATATGAACACAAGAAAATGTCCGCACTGTGCTAATGACGCTACTGCCAAGAAGGTACTAATTGACTCTTTTGTAGGCCCATATGAAATGTGGCATGTGACTTGCAATAGCGTTTTCTGTAATAAAAAGTCGGATCTTTTCAAAACCAAGGAAGCCGCCGAAGCTGATTGGGACGCTAAATTTCCGATTAAAGACCTATACAACAAAGAAAGCTATAGATTTCAACTTAAAGATAGCGAAAAACAGTGGTTGGAAAACCGAAAAGACGTGTGTTTTAGGTGTGGAAGGGATAAAAAGACCGAGTGTATTTATAGCTTCTGTTATTATGCACAATGCGTTGGTCAAAATTATCCTATGAATCCAAAACGGTATACTTTATCGGGATTTAGCCAAGATGTAGCCGAATTTGAGGCTAGGGCAGCTATTTGGCTTGCAAAAGCTGGTGAACTGGATTCGCTGCCATGTGAAATAATCGGTGAGGGTTGTACAGAGGTGGGCAAATTAAGATATAAATGCGTGCAATGTCGCCTTAAACATGCAAGAATTGCGGTCGAACAAAAAATGGAGGAAGAATCATGAACGAGGTGGAACTGCTTTTTCATAATATCAGACTTGGCGAGTCAGCGAAGTCGGAACTTGAGAGACGTGCGGAGGATCTTATCCGATTGCATAATGAAATATGTCCTGACGATAAACAACAATTAAGTTTTTGGGACGGGTTCCCTGTTGAATTGAAATCTAATGGAAGTAGTTTGAACGTCTTATTGCACACACAAGAATCCTACCATGATTGTATAGCTTACATTGAGTGCTCGACGGCAGAACTTTCTAATCCTTATCTTTATTATGACCGCATAAAGGAAGAAAAGAAGAATCGTAAACGCGAATATACGTATAAGGCGGACTTGGCTATGTATGAGAAGCTCAAAGCAAAATTAGGACTGTAGAAAAAGGAGGTACATATGACCAGAATATCTTGCGAAGAAGCAATCAATCTGTTTCGTCAACACTATGAAATCGAGGAAAAGATTAAGAATCTTGCATTAGCTATTGTGTCCGCAGAAAACGAAGCACGTAGCAAAAAGTTGGAATTGATTAAGTACTTACTTAGACGATGGTAGCGTTGAGCTCGTAGAATATAAGGGAAAACAAGTAGTTCGTGTCGTAGCGTATGGTGAATATCTGGAAAGATACGAACTTGATTGCAGCCCCGAGGAATTTGTTAATCCTCTTTTGTATTATTTGAGAAGATTGAACGACTAGAAGGCGTGGGGTCTTTGGTGCCAAGAATCTGAGAGAAAGGAAGATCTTGCCATGTATATGAAGCTCAAAGCAAAATTAGGACTGTAGAAAAAGGAGGATAGATAATGAGTAATGAAATTTTTGAGTACTTCATGAGGTGCTCAAAAGAAGCGATTGCGAGGGCATATATGTGTAGAGATTACTATGAAAACAAATGCTTTTGCCCTGCTGATGAAGAAGGCTTCGTTTGTCCTTGGGGATCTGACAGGAGATGGTGTTACACAACAACTCCGCAAGATTGGGAGGAAGTATTGAACAGTAAGCTGGAGAAGAGGAATGAATGCGCAAGAATGGCTTGAAGAATTGGAATATTTTGCGAAAGAAGCGACTCCCGGTCCGTGGACTAAAAGCGAGCAAGGAACTAATGAAACATACCATCATCGTATCGAACGGTATTATGGAGGAAAAGAAGTCCCTGAGCATATAGCATATATTGTCTTGCCCCACGTGTTTGGAAATTTGAATGACGCCGCTTACATCGTCGCCGCGTGCAACGCCGTGCCAAGGCTGATCGAGATGGTGAAATATTTATCCGAAAAATCAAGTGTAGAAACAAATGGTACTAATACTTGGAGGATAAGAGAGTCAAAGACAGTACTTCAAGAGGCATACGAAGCTACTGACCCAAAAAGAAAGACCGCAGCCGAAGATCATTCCAATACTTTGACGTGGACAAATGAAATTCCTAATGTTCCCGGATTTTATTGGATGAGGAGCAGCCTCTTCCCGGAATCTCATATTATGTATTTTAGTAGTGATACAATGCCCCTATGTGTCGATGACCTTCTTCCGGGCATAGAGTTTGCTGGTCCTATTCCTGAACCAACAAGAGCTTGATGGAAAGTTATGATAGAAGAATTACCTAAGAACTGTTATAAAGGAATTACTATTCCGGATGGAATGTCTGATCAAGATGTATTGAAAATATTTCGTGACGGCTTTTATAGTGAATTTGTTAAAAATAGATATAGAGGAGAAGCTATGCGTTCTTTAGAAAATGAGACTACTAATGAATATAAAGTAAAAGGCGGCCGAGAAATCACCAATGGGGAAAGAAAGGTCGGCGAGGTTATCGGTCAGGCTATGTTGCGATGCTTCTCTGGAAAAGGGAAGGAGCGTCATAATATAGAAGGCACTGTAGACTTTATGGACCAACCCCTCATGGAAATCTCTCGTAGAGTAGGCATCGGCGGTCCGCTCTATCAAGTCCATAAGAAGGCATATGAGGCTCATGATATGGTTCGCAAAGGCGATTTTGAACGTGCCAGAAATGAGCTTCTTGATATTATCATCTATACAGCCGCAACCGTTCTTCTTCTTGATGAACAAAAGGGGGATAAGTAGTATGCCTTGGGAAACTTTGAGAAGTATTTCTTCTAAAGACGATTATGATGATGGAATTGAAATTTTAGACAAAATAGTAAAAGATATGCATAAAATTGAAGATAAGTATGCATATGATAAGGGAAATATTTTTGCAATTGGAGAAGTATATAATATTTTGTATGAAGCTGATAGAATGATGAAAGAATTGGATAATCCAGATTATATGACTCCAGAAATTCAGGAAAAGCTCTATTATGCTTCCGCATTTATTCTGATGATTGCACAAAAAGATTTTCAACCACATTATTAATTTTTATATTGACAAACGTAATTTCAGTGTGTATATTGTTTTCATCTTGGTAGCACAAGTAATCTTTCAATAAAAAATTAATATTTGCCCGACTTCCGGAGAGACTTAGTGTCTCTGTGCTACCCGGTCGTCGGGCATTTTTTTAACCATTAAAAGAGAGGAATTGTTATGGATAAATTGAAGATTTTTGAGAATCCTGAGTTTGGTAAGGTTCGTGTAGTTGATAGGAACGGAGATCCGTGGTTTACAGCAAAGGATGTATGCGATTGTTTGGGACTTTCCGATACTAATAAGGCTCTTTTGGGTCTTGATGAAGATGAAAAAATCGAACACGAAGAGTATTCGGGTTCGGGAAGAAAGCCAATTATCGTTTCTGAATCAGGATTGTACTCTCTTGTTCTCCGCTCTCGTAAGCCCGAAGCCAAGGCGTTCAAGCGTTGGGTTACTCATGACATTCTTCCTTCCATCCGCAAGACGGGAGGATATGGAGTCGCAGCGCTTCCTCAGACATATATTGAAGCCTTGGAAGCTTTGGTAGAGTCAGAAAAGGCCAAACAAAAAGCTCTTGAAACTGTAGAATACCAGAAACCGTTGGTACAAATCGCGGAAGTCCGGATTGACAAGAAAGGATGCTTTTCACTCACGGATATCAATAAATCGCTCGGATTGAAGCGTGGGCTCATTACGAATTGGGCGAAATCTAAAGGATATATTCATCAGCGCCTTTGCGAGGTAAATAAGGCTGGCGAGAAATACTTCAAGATTTACTCGACGGATGGAGTTCATAATCAAATTGGAGTCACGGATGAAGGTGTACAACTGATTAAAAGCGTTTTTGCGTAAACATATAGGCTACAATTATGATAATAAAAAGGGTGTCTAAACTATGGATGCCCTTTTTATTATCATAATTGTAAAATTATTTGAATGGGTACTTGACAAAATTGTAAAATTGATTTACGCTACTTCCTAAAAAATAAACAGGAGAAAATGTATGCGTAAATTTTCTAAGCGTTCATTGAATAATCTTGAAGGTGTGCATCCGAAGCTTCGCGCTGTTGTTGAAGCAGCTTTGCAGAAAAGCGAAGTCGATTTCACGGTAGTTGAAGGGCTCCGCACGTATGAAAGGCAGGTTCAGTTGAAGAAGGATGGGTTCTCAAAGACCTTGAAGTCCTATCATCTGAAACAATCGGACGGGTATGGGCACGCTGTCGACCTGTATCCTTATTACAACGGGTCTGTACAGGTCGAACCCGACAAGGAAAAGTGGTTGATGATTAATAAGGCCATGATGGAATGCGCGGAAGAACTTGGCGTGAATCTCACGTGGGGCGGAAATTGGAAGACTATCGTTGACCAGCCGCATTATCAGATTGAGTTTTAATAGGTAAAAAATTCATAGGAGAGGGAAGGATGAAGGAAAAACTATGGATTTTGATTGGAAGAGTGTCGTTGGAACCGTTGCTCCAACAATCGCTACCGCTCTTGGTGGCCCTCTGGCTGGAGTTGCAGTATCGTCATTAGCAGCGGCTTTTGGGCTTTCCTCGGACGCCGACGAAAAGCAAGTAGCCCAATGTGTGCAGAAGGCTTCTTTCGAGCAACTGGCAGAATTAAAAAAGGTCGATTCCGACTTTAAAGCAAAATTAGCTGAGTTGGAAGTTGACCTTGTTCGTATTTCTGCCGATGATAGAAAAGATGCCCGTCAACGCGAAATAGATGCCGATGATTCTTCGACGCCGAAACTTCTTGCCATTATAAACGTGATTGGCAACCTTGCCGTTTCTGCCGCGATATTTTATGCTATGGCCTTATATATGAATGGAACTCTCTCAGATATAAAAGTGCCCGAGTTCCTTGTCGCTCTGATTGGCGGTGTGGTATCGAATATCTATTCTAGCTCGAAACAAGTAATGGAATATTACTTCGGGTCTTCCAATTCGTCAAATTCGCAGAATAGACTTTTGTATCATTCCTCCCCAATAGGAAGCACCTCAAAAAAGTAGGAAGATCATGGCGGAAAATACGCAGCACTCGGCAACACCTAATCTCGGGTGCCTAGCTTGCCACAATATGACGAATGAGGAAACGATACGGCATATTCTTACACTTGCCCATCGTATTGATGAACGGACTGGAAATCAAAGCATGTTGATTGAAGAAATGCGTAAAAAGCTCGACAAAATCGACATTGACAACATCACGGAAATGAAAGAAACTCTTAAACGACATGATAGACAAATTTCGATCTGGAAAGGTGCATTAGGTATTCTATCCGCAGCATTCACGGTATTTGTTACATGGTTCATTAACGTATATAAGTGATAAAAGAAGGCCCCTAAAACATATTGAATTGTTTTAGGGGCCTTCGCTTTCGTGGTTTTTATTGCGATGGAGGTATTCGCAGTACCTTTATCCATCTGTAAAGATTACGGGGAATGACTTATGGAACCACGAAATTTATTATTTTTCATTTAGATTTACAGAGATTTCGGTGCGGAGTCTTTTTTTTGTCCTTATTGGCGTTTCTAGCCGTCATAAACGCGCTTATGCCAATAAACGAGATAAGATACATAACTTCGTTCGGATCTAATAGATTTATCCAGTCCCATCTGAGCGCACTACAAATAACCCAGAGCGCAAACATAGAATCAATAAAATAAATTGCTGAGGATTTAAACTTTTCCATTACACCATTCCTTTTTTTTAATTGTGTCCGAGTGGCGGGAATTGCACCTAAAATGCTGATCAAGCATTCGCATTTTCTTCGAAGCTGTTTACTTCGCGCAGAGGTTTTAACTGTGGCCCGTCAGAATCAATATCACTTCTTTCAATGAGTGCCTACTAGTATGCGGTTTTCTCATCTAGATCCTGACTAAGCTCTTAAACTACACCCGGAGATTTGTGGGGCCAAACGGACCTCGATAGGCTACGCAAGGAGGTCGAATCGTTCCTTTCAAGATCACGTTTGGCTTTTATCGATGAAGAGGATCTTGCGTTCTCGATCCATACAGGGAGATACGTAGATCAACTCAATCCATCGAAATATTATCGATATTTAATAGGGTCTTGCAAGTAACGAAGCATCGTAACCACGAGTTTGATATGCTAGTTCTATCTATCGTCATAGAAGGTCTATTGCGTCGCAGCTACTATTAGTCTATGTCTTTCGACATATCCGTCAGTTTTTCAACGCACTTGTCTGCTCTACTTCGTATCCCGTATAAATATCGATAAATTTGGCGGACAAGGTAGGATTCGAACCCACGGACGCTCCTGCGCCAACGGTTTTCAAGACCGCCCCAATAAGCCTGACTCTGGCACCTGTCCCGTTTTTAATTCTTCTGGCTGTGGGAGACGGGATTGAACCGCCAACACCTTGATTAACGTCAAGTGTTCTACCAAACTGAACTATCCCACAATATTTTTTTTGGTACTCTCGGAGGGAGTCGAACCCATCACTTGTACGGTGCTTAAAACCGATGTGTCTGCCAGTTGCACCACGAGAGCATGATGGTAGAGTCGATAGGACTCGAACCTTTGGCACTCCCCATGTATAAATGTATGGGATTCTTGCTTCAACCATCATTACCTGATGTCGACAAGCGTAGAGATTACTCTCAGTTCCCGTGTGCCCCACGGTACTATAAAATTCTATATAACTTCCCGATTATAAGCCGATTCTTCTGTTAAAAATTTTTGTTGTGGGAGACGCAATAAAGGAGGAAATTGCGTCTCCCGATTCGAGGAGCAAACGTATGAATGAATTGATGGAAACCTTATACTAAACTTAAATCAGAATGTCAAGAACTTTTTTAATAGTTTTTAAGGTCGTTCGACCATAAAGGGCACAAGCGTTGCGGAATAAATGATTTTTTCTTCATCCATACCATCCTTGTTCTCAATGAACGTCGCAAATTCGATCTTGCTGACACTAAAAAGGACAGTAATAGCGTCAATCTTGTCTCCTTCCTTAAAATCTCCAATATCCCTGTTCAAAGTGCAATCATAAAACACAAAGTCGAAAGTGTCAAGCTGATCCCAACCTTCACAAGAAAACATTCTTTCAAAGAAATCAGTGGTCGTGTCCATCTATGAATCTCCTTTTTACAGATTTATGGTGCGACCGATGGGGCTTGAACCCATAACTTGCCAATTAAAAGTCGGCTACTCTTGCCAATTGAGTTACGGTCGCATAATGATAGACTCGATATGATTTAAGCCAGCATTTTCTTGGTTACAGACTTACCTTACATCAATTGAAATACGAGTCTATCTTTTTGATGGTGCCCATAGGAGTCGAACCTACAGTAACGCTCGAAAGCGTAGCTTTTCCCATGTAGCCAACAACACCTTTTACTGAAATAGATTATACTTAGATTTTTATACTTGTCAACTACTTTTTTTAAATATTTTTAAATTATTGGTTTAATTGAAGAAACCTTCCGGAGATCCGAAAGAATCTTCACTCCCTAGATTAAGTTCTCCCTTCTTCCTAGCTACTCGACTACGAGAATCCGGAGTAAGCCCAAACCTTTGCAGGAGCGTATCAACTTGCTTCTCTGCTTCCATAACAAGTTTCGCTGTAGGATTGTTTTTCCGAATACCTGTCGGGGTAATATATGTCTCTCCGCCTTGGGATTTCAGATCCCTGCGGAGTTTAAGCATCCTATTCACCGCATAAACTAAGAGTTCCAAAGCCAGAGAGTATTCAGCATGGTCAAGTCCCTTCTGCGCGATAACATCAGCAATCGTAGTATAAATGTCTTCCGAGGACATCTTGTCCCAATTGATTTTCCTCAGCGGTCCTTCCGCCAATGGAACGTCCACTCCATGCTTCGTAGAATTGTATGTACCATCTTGCTTATGCGCTTCGATGGATTTTGTTTGGCGTCGCAATGTTTTTCTCCTTTTTTATATTAAATTTAGTAAAAATCTTAATCCATAAACGATTTTTTGTCAATAGTTTTATTAAAATTTCGTTTAAAAAATTTACATGAATAATTACAACCGGATAAAAGCTCAGAAATCGAAAAAAATGTTTTTTTGAGGTCTTGTGCTGTCGCTTTACCCATCGGATCATCATGTCCTGCACGCGGTTTTCGGCAGCCGCAAAGCGGAAGTGGTAGACTTCGTTTCCGGCGGCTATGCGGCCTCGGAGGATGTCATCGCCGTCAAGCAGATCTACAGCGTTCCCGCCAGTGCGCTTTACGCCTCGGAGCGTTCCTTCCATCCCGAGTGCCTGTTGGACACGCAGGTAGCCGACTCCCCGGAGCAGGCGGCTCAATGGGCGCGCCAGACTGTGACCGATGAAAGCTCCTATCGCTACTATGCCCCCGATTTCCGCCCTGACAGCTACAGTGTTCTCTATCTCTACCGGCAGGACGATCTGGAGGACTACCGCCGCAGCGCCGCTCTCACCTTCGATCCTCTGCACCCGGAAACGCTCCCCGAAGCCGGTAATTTCTGGTTCCAGTGCCGTTATTTTCCCGGCGAATAGCTGCTGCTTTTCCTTTGATGCAGGCAAACGGAATACACGCTTTGCTTGCTGGTGGGAAGGCTGACTTCCCCATTTCCATGCTTCCGACATTCATTGGTCGGCATCGCTGACCGCCCCCGAAATTTCTTCCAGCAGCGGCGCCTCGAAAGTTTTCCCTCCGTTTCTCTGCCGCAGATTCCCGCCAAATCCATGCGCGGCCCAAATTGCCCGTATCCCCTACGCTTCCCCATTTTAAAAGGCCTGCGTTCCCTTTTCCAAAGAGAGACGTAGGCTTTTTTCCTTTGCCGTTTTCTTACCTCAAGCCGTGACGCGCTGTTCAAACGTTTTTTCCTTTTCCATGACTTTTCTCCCTCCGCCGGTGAATCCTCATTTCCGTCAACACCCTGCGCCATCCCCATCAACAGCCTGCATTCGTTCCCTTCAAAACGGCCTCTGGCTTCTGAAAAAACATTCGTCCGCCAGCGCCCGTGAACAGTGACCCCCGCTTCACATTGCTTGCTTTGGACTACATTGACTTTTTCCCATCCTTAAGCATTTTCATGAAGAAAGAACTATAGCGTAATATCCATGTGCTTTCCGACATCATCTCCGCTTTTGGGCAAGTAAAGGCCCGTCCTCCTCCCTTTCAGGAAAAGAGCGGGCCTCTCGTCTATTATTGCT